AGATTATTTTGCCTTTTCACCGTTTACCTCCCGATCAATGGCCACCAGTAGCTGCAAGCGGCGGTACTCCATCCTGAGCCGGGTATAGTCCTGCCACAGCTCGGTCGTATTGGCCGGATCCGGGTCCAGGGCCGGCTGAAGCTGGTTTTTGTCCAGGGGTACGCTGGCGCCCACCGGAAGCTGCGCTGCGGGTCGTTCGAGCAACTGCGGGCTGGATAAGTTCCGCAGTTGCCGCCGGCGTTCGGCCAGGGCCTGGCGGGCGCTCTCTTTGCTCGCCTCCAGCCGGGCCTGTCGTTCCACCACATCCAGCCGGGCCGCTTGCAGCCGGCTGTAGACCTCGATGCCGTCAATAAATGACCTGTGGATAAGTACGACCAGGTGGCGAAACAGGACCAGGCCGGCGCTAATGGTAAGCAGAACCAGGCTGATGATAAAGGCGATCCTCATCAACTGATTAACGATCAATACCTGCTGTGCCCATTCGATAATTGTCATTTTTCTTTCCCGTTAGTATAGATGTATTGTCCCCGGCCAACGTGCTCAATGTATCCACGCCCCTGGGCATATTCCATCAAGCTGTAGAACTGCTTACGGGACAAACCGGCACGTTCCATTCCATCTGCCGGGCCAAAAGGTTCGTGCCTGCTATGTTCCAGAAGGCGGCTTAATTGCTCCTCTCGCTCATGGTTCAACTCCGGCACTTTCAGGGAACGTTCCGGGGTTATGACGGAACGTTCCGCCTGCTCTCTTTTTGCCTCGGCCCTGGCCAACGCCGCCCGCTGCTTGATGATCTCGGCCTCGGCCCGGCCGGCCTCAGCCTGAGCCTGAATGATAACCGCCTGGGCCTGGCTTTCTCGCTCCCTGGCCTGAGTCTCTCGCTCTCTGAGCGCTGCTTCCTGCTCGGCCAGTTTTAAATCGTTCTCCCGGTTCGCCTGGGCCTCGGCCTTGCGCTCTCGCCGGCGGGCCTCCAGGCGGCGGATATTGTGCTCGGTGGCAAAGACCCAGTGGCCAAAGGGGGCCAGCAGGAAGAAACCCAGCAGGGTCCAGCGGGCGATCTGGGCATCCTGGACCCACTCATAGTGGGGCAGAATTTCGCCGACAATAACCATGCCCATACCGAGAATGATGTAGGCAGCCAGGGCATAGCCGCCCACATCCTGGTTTAGCCTCGGTTCTTCCTTCTCCTTGGTCAGGTTGAACCGCTCGGCGTGCTGGCTGACGATCAGGCAGGCCAGGGCAAAGGATTCCAGGGCCAGGCCGACCAGCAAGGAGACGGCCAGGCGCAGCCAGGCTTCGGTGATGGCGGTCAGGATGCTGCCGTAAAGCATGAGGGTGATGATGCTGACCGGGGCCAGGGGGATCATCACCGGCGACAGGATAACGGCATAACCGCCCATGAGCCGAACCAGCTCGTTGCCGAGGTTGAGCAGAAAGTCAACGATAGTTTCAACCCTTAGCTTCCTGAGATCAGCCCACATTATCCCTCTCCTCCTTGACCACCCAGACGGAATTTTTGACAATGTTTTTGGCCGCCCGGACCTCCAGGCCGGCCACCGGCTCGACCTGGCCCACCTGCTTCTCGTTGACGTAAACGATAGCCGGCGGGTAGCCGAAGCGGGCCTTAAAGCGGCTAACTCCGCCCGCGAGAACACTATTGATGGATTCGCCAGGCCCATCCGCACCCCACAGCAAGCCTTCCAGTTTGATCGCCATATAAGTCTCCCTAATTCCGCCGCTGCGGGTTGTCCACCCACAGGGTGGTGATGGCCGAATCAAACAGCCCCCGCACCTCGGCCTCGATTGCCTGGACCACCTGGGGGCAGCCGGCCGGGTCCAGGATGGTGATGGCAGTAAAGCCGTTATCGCTTTCCAGGATAAAGCCCCGGTGGTAGATGTAGTAAGTCAGCCGGTGGGGCAGGGCGTCAATGAAGACAAAGATTTGTTTCGGACCGGGCTGGACCCGGTCCATCTGCTCCTGGAAGGTGTCATAGATGCCGGCAGCCTGCATCTCCCTCACAATCTGCTCGTTTTTGGTCTGAAAGAGGACGGGCTGCATTTAAGCCTCACCTTGGCCTCTGCGGGCCACTTCGTCCGGGAACCTGACGCCGAGGATGCCCAGGGCGCGCCTTGCCGGTTCGGGCAGCGCCAGCAGCCGCTCGATGGCATCTGCCGGCATTTCCAGGTGAAAGACGGTGTACTTGATCTGGCGCAGCCGGGCTTCGAGCTGGCTGAAATCGGGTAAATCACCCGACCCCAAAAGCCGGTTCGCATCGGCGATCCCGGCCTCCTCTCTGGCCACAACGGCGGCCCGCGCGGCCCATTCCCAGGCCAGCCCTTCGGCAGGTCCTTCGAGGGCCTCAGGAGGCTCCTTAGGATGCTGGGTGGCCGCAGCCCGGCCCAGCTCGCAGGCGGCCAGGGCGCGGTCACGGGGTGTAGCGTTGGGGTTGTTGTAGGTTTCCAGATGTGACCATTCGTCAGGATGCGACATTATCGGTTTCCTCCTCGGCCATCTGCTCTTTGATCTGCCGGTTGATTAAAGTAAAGGCTTGCTCGTCTGCGCCGGCAGCCAGTTCCCGGTACTCAACCGCCAGGCCGTAAATCTCGGCCAGGAATTCAAAGGCATTTTTCAGTTCTTTGTAGGCATGGCCCCCTGAACCGCTGTAGTCGGTCATCCCACAGGTCAGATAGACAGTGGTTTCGGTGCGGACCTCGGCAAAGATTTGATGGCCGCCTGCGATCTCTTTTTGCGGGCAGAGCCAGAAGGTCAGGCCGGTAACAGGGCCGTAGCCGCCCGCCAGGGCGTGGTAGAGCAAAGGGTAGATGTCATCGGACGAAAAGCCGATGAAGTCCACCAGGTCGTCCCGGCTGGGGTCAAAGGGATGCCGGGTCAGGTACCAGGTTTGACCGTATTCCCTGGCCTCCTTCATATGATCCGGCCGTTTGATGGCCTTGACGATAGTTTTGAGAGCTTGCTGCTTGTTCATGGTTGTTTGGTCCTTTCTGGTTAATTATTCGACTTGATCCTGGGCGTTTAGCATCGCGCCCTGGCACATCTGCACGTAATCGGCCAGCGCTTGCAATTCGTCACCTAAAGCTTCCTGAAACAGCTTCAAATCACCCTTCAGTTCCAGAAATCGCGCCCCGGCGACCTCTACCCGTTTCGCCGTCGCCTGCGGCCCCCGGCCATCCGGCTCGGTGAACTCCTTGAGCAGGCCGGCCAGCTCGCGCTTGAAGCTGTCAATCACACCGGCCCTGATCTCCTGCTTATTGCGGGCGGCGAAGGCGCTGCCGTCGTCGGCCACCTGGTAGACCTGGCAGGTCAGAGGGTTTTGGGTAGTCCGGTACTTTTCCAGGCTGAGCACAAAGGTTTGCAGCGCTTCCAGCTTGTCAGCCGCCCCGGCGACATTCGCCGGGATGAAGTAAGTCCCATCGGCCAGGCACTTGGCCTTGAGTTTATCAAGGTACTTGCGCAGCCCGCCCCGCACGTCCTGGCCGTCAGCCATTACAAGCTGGCGGTCGTACTCATCCCGCATCCGGTTGATCAGGACCTTGATATTGCCGTTGGTGGCCGAGAGCGGGTCGAAATCAGGGTGGTACAGGCCGATGAACTTATCGGTATTGGTGGCGGCGTCGGCGTCGAATTTGAGGATAGCCACCGACTTCATATCGAGCTGCCTGTCCTTCTCGCCGGCAGCCTTGACGACCACGCTGCGGACCAGGTGGCGGCAGACGCCGAATTGTTCATCGTTGGCAATAATTTTTGTTTCGACGTAGACCAGGGGATCGCAGCCGAACTGCGAGCGGATTTTGGCGGCGAAGGCAGCCGGCGGCTGAAGCTTCTGCTTTTTGATGTTGGTCGCCTTCTCCCAGGCATCGTGGGGCCGGGGCGGGAGCGGGACATAGGCGGCATCGAAGCCGGCAGCCTGGGCGATTGCAGCAAGATCGGCGTAGGGCGCGGCGATGTCAGCCATACGATAGATGATGAGGTAGCCGAGTTGTTGAGTATTGTTAGCGGCGGTCATTGCTAGATGCTCCTATGAGACCTGTATGGTCAAGGCGATTCCATTAAGGCTTTCACGGCGAAATACATCTCGGTTGATTTTTTGGCCTTGTCGCCGTTGGCTGGAAAGCCGGTATAGTTACGTTCTTTTAGTTTGCCCTTGGCCTCAGATTCAGACAGGCCGAAATCCAGGTGTAGCTGATAAAGTAGATCCTCCAGGGTCTCAAAGCCCCGCTTGGCACGGCGGGCGCCCACGTCTCGCCGCCACAGCCGGCTAAGCTCAGCAGGGGCCGCCTGGCCTCTGCGGGCCACTTCGCCAGCGTATTTTTCTTTGACTTCGCTATAAGCGTTTTTGGCATGCTGCAAGGCTCCAAATACGCCTTGCTCCATGGCCCACTCGATAGCCGCCTCGTCGTTGACAAAGGTATCCGGCCCGGCCTGCTCAATCTGGTCCTGCTCGGCCTGGCTGAGGCCCCCGTAAACTGCTGCCTCGATCTTCTCCGGCATCCCGGTCCACTTGCCGCTATCATCCCACAGGGTCATTCCGCTGCGGCCCCGGCGCGCCCAGACTACCTTGACCCCCCGGCGCTTTTCATCAGCCGACTTGACGATATGCAGCTCTACATTGAGCGAGCGATATAGGCGCGCCCGCTCGGTGGCGCTCAAGGTGTGCCGGATCACTTCTTTGGCGTTTTCGTCGCGGCTATCTTGAAGGTGATAGATCCAGAGTACATCCGTGCCCCAACGGGTTATGGCGTCTTGCAAGAGGCGCATTGTGAGTGCCTTGTCCTTAAACGGAGTGGTTAGATTTTCCAGGTCTTTGCGGCCCTCTACTTTCTTCTGGCGATTGCGTTCGCGCCGGGCGTCACTTTCTATAACAGCCTCGACCACCTTTGGCGTAATGATCGCGGTCAGGCTATCTACTACGATGGTCTTTACCCCACTGTCAGGCATATTTTCTCCGAGCAGCTTATGGATTGTCTCAGGTGAGGCGCTATCGGCGGGATCGTTCGACAGCTCGTACACATCACCCTCGACCAGGTTGACCACCTCGCTAAAGCGATGGTCGGCATCAATCGGTAGCAGCGGAGTGCGCATCTGGGTAGCAAAGGTGCTTTTGCCATCGCCGGGATAACTTACCAGCGCCCAGTGGCGCGGTGGATATTGGGGCTTGGTCATTTTTTGAAAAGGCATTTTGGATACTCCTTAGTTGATCTTGAGTTCAGCTAAAATCTCAAACGTCGCGCCCCGGCGGACCTGCTGGCGCAACGCCCCGGCGCAGGCCGGGCAGCGCTTGACATCGTAGCAGTCGGTGGGCGTAAGGATGGTCAGGCGGACTGTGGCCGGCTCGTAGCAGCGCAAGAGTAAGGGCAGGTCGGTACCCGGGTTGATAGGCCGGGTTGGGAAACCAGGCATCACATACGTCACCCATCCCGGCGGGCCGGGGGTGGATAGCGGATAGCGAGCGGTTGGGAAGTCTGGGGGATGCGATGGTCATAGTAGGTCTCCTATATTTCGCCAATCGGCCAGGCCCGGCAGGTCGGCCAGGTGTGCGTTCCAGGGCAGGGCAAAGCGGATCACCCGCCGGCCCGCCTCGGATAGTTTGGTCAGGGTCGTTGGGCTATCGTCTACGTGCCAGTCAAAGGCCACGCTGCCCTTGTCGGTCGTGTGAATGATTGAACTATAGGGAATATTCCAGCGTTTGAGCCACGGCTCGGTGAGCCAGGGGCAGGCTGTGGCGGTGGTGATGACCAGGCGGTAATCCCGGCTGAGGCGGCGCAGGGCCGGGACGACGCCAGGCAAGGGCTTCGCTTCGGCGAAAATCATTGGGTCGGCCCAGGCCCAGCTTGTGAATTCTTGATTATCCAGGCCGAGCAGGTTGCCCAGGGGCGGGTCCCAGCAGCTAAACATCTGGCGCTGAAGCTTGAGAGAATAGCGGCGCTGGACGGCGGCGATGATAGAGCCGATCTGGTCGCGGATGACGTTGTCCAGGTCCAGGGAGAGGGTGGATTGGCAGGGCCGAACAGGCCCGAAGGCATGGGCTGGAATGGTTTGCGGGAAGAAGTAGGGCTGCATTAGATAATCTCCTGGTGATTGAGAGCGATTTGTGACCAGGCCAGGCGGTCGTCGGGTTGGGCGACCTGGCCGAGATAGGGCAAGCTGCGTCCTGAGTTTATCGAAGGGTTGGGTTTTTCGGCAGCGGTCATGGTGACCACGCCCGCGCGAGTGCTGATGAGATGCGCCCAGTAAGCGGCTTCGCCCTGCGGGGCATCGAGGAAACGACCAGAGAAGAAGATACGGGTGGTGGGCCGGCTCATCCTCATCGGGGCACCTCGCGTTCTTTGAGTAGCCGCTGGGTTTCCTGCAACTGGTCCAGTGGTCTCAGGCGAGCATAGCCGGTGGCGGTCCTTAGTTTGCGTTTGAGGCTGGCAATGCGGTTGCGTAAAACTTGCTTGTAGGTTTCATAGCTGTTCATCGGGCGGCCTCCAGGGCGGGGGCCAGACTTTCAAAAAAGCCAAAGGCTAGCTGGCCGGAGGGACGGGCCAGCCGGGCTTCCTGCTCGCGGCGGTAGCGGTCGGGGTTGCTGCCTTCGGGGACGCGGACCCAGTCGCCGCTGGAGAGGATAATGATGGTTTTGACGGCTTGCTTGGGTTGTGATACCATGATGTCTCCTTGTTCTGAAACCCTGTGGTTGCCGTTTGCTTTGCCGGCGGCGGCAGCCGGAGGGTTTTTTATTGGTTATTTATAATTGCATATAATCAATATTTCGTTGCTGTAATGCAAAAGGATTATATCACACAATCCCGAATATTGTCAAGATGCAATTTTTTCTTTCTTGTATGCAATTCCATCATCCAAAAAAATACCCCGGCTTAACCGGGGTATTTTGTCTCGAAGTTGTCCTACTCAAGGAAGTCGGGCAATTCGCTCGATTCGGTTCTTGGCCCAATAGTGGAACCGCCGGAGGTTAACCCGGCGTTTAGCTGAGTTGCGGCATCAAGCAGGTCGCCGGCTAAAGCTTGCTCAACTCCCAATTCGGCCATTATATTCTCAATGCTTGCATTGCCCCTGTATAGCATTATCAGCACCTTGACCAACAAGGCTACGGCTACCTCTTGATCATTTTTCCATAACGTACCCAGGATGCTCCCGCTCGCCATCAGTCGCCCTTCCCGCAACAATATTTTTGGGTTGTTTTTATCCCATTCCGAGCACGTACCTGGTAACGATGCTGTAAACCAGGTGGGCTTTATCGGCTCCACGAAACTCAAACGAAAACCTGCCGGCCGCCGTGATCAGGGTAATTTCACTGGTCTGAAAGATAAGCCCTTCGTCGGCAGAGGCAACACCAATGACCTGGTGGTAGGGGATTGAGACCATTGACTTTTTCTTCAGCAGGACACCCTGATCGTAGAAGATAAGGCGGCGATTCGTGATCCCGACAAAGCCGGTGCCGCCACCTTTACAATCGAAAACTGCATGGAGCACTTCTCCCTGCACCAGATAGGGAACGACGCGCTTGTATTGGTCTTCCTTGTCATAGGTGGTTTTTAGCTGGTTCATACGGGCCTGCCTATGGGGAGCGTACAACTTCTAATAAATTCTAACCAAACCCTAACCGCTTTCTCAGGGTTTCCAGTACCTTAGTACCGAAAATTTTCTAGGATTCGCTCTGTGACTATGATAAAATTTCTGATACCAGTTGGCTCAGTATTTGATACTATTCGGTCCCAGTCCCCCTCCCCATTAAAAATAACTTATAATAATCCCCTCAAGGCGGAAGGGAATTCGATATGCCCCATGTGCTTTATCAAACTTTGCTCCATAACCCTATAAACGTTCCATCACATTCTGAATTCGCTTTTCTAATCATTCTCAACCTGGCAGAGAAGGCCGGTGTATCAGTTAGGGATGTGATTGACTGGCTCAAGTCAGGCCAGCCCGAACCTAGGGAACTTCCTTCCGTTGTTGTTCATTCAATATCTTCTGTAAACGACCGATGACCCTCTGGACCATTTCCGGGTCGGCTTCATCAACGGCAAGATATAAATCAATATGTTCTATTGCGCGCCGCCACTCTTCTTTTTTGGCCTCGCTTGTCCTTGAGCGCTCGCCGCTGGAATTATGCCGGCTCTCCTGTTCGTATTTCTGCCACCTGGCAAAGTCGTAGAGCTGCCTCCGCGAGTATTCATCAAATCCCTGGACGATGTCCCAGACATCTTCCAGGGTTGGACTGGGTTCATCCAGGTCAGGAATAGATGGTGCTGTTGTTCTGGGCGGCGCCGGCACGCCGGATGCGCCCCGGATCATAGCCAGGATGGCTTGCTGATACGCAGCCGGCAGAGAGCGAAAGCCGTGCAGTAAGTCCTGCTCGACCCCCTCAGTTTCCGGCGCAGGCGGCAGCCGGCCGGCCAGCCGAAAAATCTTTTCCGGCGGCTCCCCCAGCGCCTTCGCGATCTTTGAAAGCGCGTCATCGCCCGGCGTAACGTGCTCGCCCAGGATGCGACTGATCGTACTTGGAGATAGGCCCGAATCCCGCGCCAAATCGGCCGAGCTTATTCCCCGAACTCTTATTTCTTTGCGCAGCCAATCAATAAATTGTTCCATACAAGTAATCCTAACATAATATCAATTGATTGTGTGCAATATTAAATTGCATCTTGACAAGAAATGTGGTTGTGTGGTAATATTCCATAAACGCAATAAATCGTTGCAAGGATGGACTAAGATGCAATTTCGAGATTGGTTATCAAGCGAACTGGAACAGCGCGGCTGGACTGCGGCGGAGCTGGCAAAGCGAGCCAGCATCAACCCCAGCACCTTAAGTCGTATTCTGGACGACAAGGAGCCGCGCCCGGTCGGCGTTGAAGTGGCCCGAAAGATAGCCCTCGGCCTGGGCGAAGCGCCGGAAAAAGTATTCATCCTGGCCGGCCTGCTGCCCGCCCCATTGGGCGAAGATGATCCCACGGTCCATGAAATTACCAACCTGGTCAAGCAACTGCCTGAATCAAAGCGCAGGGAAGTCCTGGAATTTACCCGGTTCAAAGCTACCACCATGCTTGCCGTCTAGGCAGCCCGGCCCCACGGCCCCGGCTGCTTTGTATTTTATGCCGGACCCTGCCGCAAGCCGGCAATTTCTCCGACCCCTGGCCAGCCGGGGATAGCAACGAAGTAGGAAGACCATGAAGCTTACTTCTCAAACCTCTGATTATGCCCTTGAGGAAGTTCCTGGTTCACAGTACCAGACAGTTGAACAGTGCCAGGAAGCGCTTCTTGAGCCACTGGCCCGGTTGATCGCCGAGATGATCTGCCAGGCCCGGTTAGCAGATGAGGGCAAACGTGATACAATAGAGCCGTGTCCTGAGAACTTCCTGAGCGCAACCGAAGGGTTTATCGAAGGACCAAAAAACTTCGAGGCGAGCAATGTTTAAGTTTCCCCCTTGTCCGCTGCCGCCCTTCTCGCGGGTGTGGCTCTACCTGCGCGATTCCGGCGGCGACAACCAGGATTTATCCAGCCAACGGGCTTACGGCCTGGCCTACTGTGAGCATTACCGGCTTCAACTCGTGCGTGGTTTTGAGGATAGCGCCGTAAGCGGTGGCTCAATCAAGGGTCGGGATGAATTTGAAGCCATGATCGAGCTGGCCCGGACAGGCAAAAACCCTCTCGTAAACGCCATCCTCTATTGGGATACAAAGCGATTCGCCCGCAACCAAACTGATTCTCAGTATTATAAAGCCCTGCTGAGGCGACATGGCTATAAACTCATCTCGCTTTCTGATGATATTCCTGATAATGAACTCTCGTTCGTGTTTGAGGCGTTTTTAGAGTGGAAAGCCCAAAAGGACAGAGAAGATTTATCAAAGGACATCAAACGAGGGATGTCCCACATTGTAAGCTTGAGAGACAGCGATGGCAATTATCTGGGCATCTTCCCCGGTGCTCTGCCAACATTCTTCAAAGGCATCCCCTACAATACCGGCATTACCAGAAACGATGGCAGCGTCAGGATTCTCCAACGCATTATCCCCGACCCCGATACATGGCCCCTGGGCCAGCGGGCCTGGCAAATGCGGGCCGACCGGGCCAGCTACCAGGAGATCGAAAGAGCCTTGCAGATTTTTCCGAAAAACCCCAACCCTTCGCCCACCTACTACTATCTTTTCCGCAACGAGATTTACATCGGCCGGCTGCGCTACAGCGGCCAGGTCTACGAAAACTTCGTGCCGGCCCTGGCTACCCCAGAGCAGTGGGAGCAGGTGCAGGAGTTGAGTTACGAGCGGCCCAGAGCCAATACGTCTTTTCCGGCCGACAAGCTGCACCCCAAGGCGGGACGCGGGGGTTTCCTGCTCTCCGGCCTGTGCCAGTGCCTTTACTGCGCGGCCAATATTCATGGCTCGACCAACCGCCGGCCCGAACGCCAGACCGCCTGGCGTTACTATGTCTGCTCGACCAAGGAGAAGCGGCCCGAGCAGTGCCGGGAGAGCAAGCGGCTGCCGGCGCACAGGATCGAGCACGAGGTGGTTGATTTTGTGCTTTCACGGGTGCTGACCGTTGACTTCGTGAGCAAACTGGCCGAGCGGGTCAACGCTATCCTGAACAATACCGAGGTCATTCAAGACGAGATCGAGCGGCGGCAAAAGCGGTTAGGCGAGCTTCGCCGGGCCGTAAGCAGCTTGCTGGATGCGATTGAGCTGACCCCATCCACCGACCTTCTGGAGCGCCTGGCCAGGCGGCAGAGAGAACGAGATACCTGCGAGCGAGAGTTAAAACAACTGCAAGCACAGATGAGTACAAACCGCTATCTGGTTGATGAAACTTCTATCTTGAACCTGCTGACCGAAATGCGATCAACGCTAACGGCCGGGGAAATTAAGGCGAGGCAACTCATACTGCAAGGCGCAGTGGTCAAAATCGAGCTGGGCCGTGACGCGGGCCGGATCCATTATCGCTTCCCATTGACACGGGTTTATTTAGAGCGGGTAAACTGGCTCGAATTAAACCCTGTACAAATTTACGACTTTGAGTATTGAAGCACGCCGGCGAGGATGACTCGCCCGGCGTGCTTTCTATTATACAACAAAAAACAAGAGCCGCTATCCGCCCACGCCTCCCAGCGCCAGATAGCGACTCTCTCGATGAGTTCAGGACGAGTGCCCTGACTGACTACTTTACGGCATCCGCCGCGTTACCGTCCCCAGTGGCCGTTCGGCTGAGCCTATCGAAGCCTTTTAACTTTCTTCTAACCACTGTTAAGGTCAATGGTATCACAGTACCACAAGATTTTCAACGATGCGGGAGGAATACGGGCCTTATGCGGGAGGAAACCTTTATCCGATTTATCGTCATCTGCGCCGTGTTGTTCGTATTTTTCGGTATTCCCTACGCCATCCTGATCGCGCTTCGGCCCTTCCGGCCCAGGCTGACCTGGCTGAGCGTATTTTTCGGCGATATGGTCACCGACATCGCCACAGCCGGCCAGCTCCTGCTCTTCACCGGCGACCCGTTCCTGGCCGCCATTCCGATCATCAACCACGTCCTGAGCGGCGGGCCGATGATCCTGGGCCAGATATTAAAGCACGCCCTGCAAAACGGGGACATCAATCTTTTGAGGGACGAGGATGACGACGCCGAGGAAGCCGTGGCCTGAGTGGGCCGGGGATGACTACCACGCCCTGCGCCGGCAGGCCCGGCGGATCAACCGGATGGCCGGGAAGGCGCGCCGGGTCCAGCACAGCAACATCTACGTGACCGCGGAACTTCTCTCCCGCCTGGCCGGGGCCGGCCAGCAGATCACCAATACGGCCCGCAGGCTGGAGCTGGAGAAGGGCGGCAAGAAGTGGCCGGATTGGGCCAACCGGGCGCTGAGTATTGCGAAGAAGAGCGGCAAGTACATCGCCGCCGGGGCCAGGCACGGCCTGGCCGGCATCGAGGCCGATAACTGGAAGATGGTCCTGAAAGGCATTGATACCGTGATCGAGCAGGCCGGAAAAGTAGAGGCGGCGCTGCTGGAAGGCCCGCCCCCGTTAGGGGAGCTGGAGCAGGCCGCGCTGTCTATTTTAGAGAGGTCGAAATTGTGACATACTCCCCCGGCATGATGCCGGGGGCTTCTGATAGCCGAAACTATCGAGTAAAAGCGAGGTAATTTTATGCGAGAGCGAACACTAGAGGAACAAGCCGAGATGGAGCGATTAGTCAAATTGTCCAATCAGGCGAGGCGACTTCGGCAAAACCTAGAGCATATCTGTAGCCTTCTTGACGAAAGACACAGGCGAATTTATCACCGCGCTTACTCGCGTGAAAAACGCCGTGAGAGAAGCATGATTGCCACCTCCAATAGGCTGAAAGAAATGGGGGTTTGGTGATGGAAAAGTGTAACTACTGCGGGGTGGAGTATATGCCAATGTTGAGAGCTACCCGGCCCGGCAATCTGATTTATGTCTGCGAATACCGCTTTACATATAACGAGGATGGGTCTCTTAACGAGATGATTCCGTCAAGCGAGTGCAAGGACAAAGCAGTTGCGGATGGCTACACTCTGCGGCGTGATTTGACGCCGAGCCGATAGACAAGCTAATTTTCCGCCCGGCTAGAAGCCGGGACGGGAGCGAACACACATTTTACAGAAAGCGAGGTAAGCCCCGCTCCTCCCCTGGCTCGAAGCCAGAGGTTTCCAGGGGCTAGATTTTTATGAGTGATGAGCTTACCAAAACTGAGGTAAATACGCTGAGCCACGAAGCCCTGCTTGAGCACATCGGCCGCCTGGCCGTAGCCTGCGCGCATCACCCGGAAAACCTGGCTTTGCTTGAGACTTTCGAGCGAGAGTTTAGACTTGAGCGGGGCCGGATCCGGCTAAAAGAGGCGCTGCCGGTGGCGAAAAGTATATTCCTTGACGGATGGAAGGCTGAGGAATTGTGAGCCGCAAAGCCCAGGCCGTGGGGGCATCTATCGAAGAGTGGGCCGAGATCTCCTTCCGGCGCTACGAAGCCGAGGGGAAGGTTTCCTGGTCCAGGTGCTACCCGGCCACAAAGACCGTCTATAACGGCAGGATGCAGCGCAAGCAGACCTTCCTCTTACCGGAGGAGGGACCGCCGGATTACTGCCTTTCGTTAGCCCCGGCTGGCCAGCTCTTGTGGCTGGAGGTCAAGACCTGGGAAGCGGTAGACCTGCACACCGAGCGCAAGCGGCTGCACCAGTACCGGCAGATGATGGAAGCTTGCCGCGTGGGTGCGCTGGGGGCATACCTGGTGGCGTGGCGAGCTGGTGATTTAGTAGATTGGCGGCTGCATCCGGTGGGTGGCTTGGAGGCGCTGGACAATGCGCTGGTTTTTCGGCGGTCCGAGGGGCTTCAGATAGTGAGTAGTGTTGAGGGCTGGCCGGAGTGGTGGGGGACGCTGGTCGAGACGAGAGGGGCACGATGAGCAAACAAAAACCGACCATCAAGTCAAGAAATACCTGTGGAGGAGCTAATTCGTGCCAGGATTGGCGGTGGCCTCAAAGGGACTGACATTTTTCCAACTCAGGATCATCTTATAAATACAAAACATTGGTGCCACTTCTGCATCTGGCGGGACCAGGACCAATGCCGGGCACAAAAGGCCGTGATCTCTGATAGCGCTATATCATCTTGCAAGATTACGGGTGGCCTCAGAACTTTTCCTACCGGGTTCCCGCAGGGAGGCGGCATTACAAGCGGTCGCGCCGAGAACTTGATGGAGATGATGGCGATAATCCATCCTACCCAGACCACCCCATTTGGTGAGGGCAAATGATAACGCTTAAGCTCGGCACTAAACAGGACCTCGACTGGGCGCAGGCCGTCGCCCTAAAGTATCACTACCTGCACCAGCGCGTGGACAACCGGGCCAGACCTATGGTCTACCTGGTTACGATAGCCGGGGTCCGGCTGGGTCTGGTCATGGTCGGCATCCCCCACGCCACCCGCTGCCGGGGTTGGTGGGGCTATCCTGGCCTGCCGACCCAGTGGCAGGTGCTGGACCTGTGCCGCATCTGGCTCGACCCGGCCATCCAGGCTGGCGGCGAATTTGCCAGGCCCGGTTATGTCCCCGGCTTCGTGGACCGCCACGGCCAGTTTCGCCCGACCGTGGCGAGCTGGGCTATCGGCCAGGTGCTGGAGCGGTTACAGCGGGACTGGATCAGCCTGTGGCCGCCGGTCTTTCCTGAGCGGCCTTATCACATTCGTCTGGTCATCAGTTATCACGACCCGAAGCATCACAGGGGGACCATCTACCGGCTAATGAAAGCCCTGCCGATGTACACCGACAAAAGCAAGCTGCCTATCCCTGGACCATCCGGCAAGTTCGGCTGGTGCTGGCGGCTGCCGGAGCCGGCCTGGGAGTGGCCGGAGGTCGAGATCAGGCAGCCGCGCACCATGCGGCTGGAGTTGGGGGACTATGGCTAGAGTGCTCCGGGGCGCGGTCCCGGCCCACGACCAGAAGCTTGAGCCGGAGGCTCGACTATTGATCGCGGTCTTCCGGCAGGCCCGGATTGATCTATTTTCAGCCTCGGACCAGATCAGGACCATGGCCGAGCGGTTCCTGGCCTCGTATGGCTACGATGTCGAGGAGATCAGGGCTTGCTGGAAGCGATAAATCAGAACGAGCGTTTCGAGAAAGGACACTGACGATGGGCGAAAATAGCAAGATTGAATGGTGTGACCACTCCTGGAATCCGTGGATTGGCTGCGTCAAGGTTAGTCCTGGCTGCAAGTTCTGTTATGCCGAGGAGCTAATGACCCGCAAGGGGCGCTGGGCCAACACATGGGGACCGGCACAGACTTCCGAACGGATTAAAACCAGTGATGACAACTGGCGCAAGCCCTTGCGGTGGAATCGACAGGCCCAAAAAGAGGGACGGCGGTTCAAGGTCTTTTGCGCGTCGTTGGCCGACGTGTTTGAAGATAATCCCCAAGTTTATGATTGGCGGCTTCAGCTATTTAGCCTTATTAGCGAGACGCCTAACCTGGATTGGCAGATACTAACCAAGCGGCCTGAATTTGCCAGGGCGTTTTTTGAGAAGCGCCCACACTTGCTTTGGCCCAATGTTTGGCTTGGTACGAGTGTCGAAAATCAGGAGCAAGCCGATAAGCGCATACCCGAATTGCTCAGGACCCCGGCTCAGGTTCGTTTCCTGAGTTGTGAGCCGCTTTTGGAGCCGGTACGGTTGGCTGATGCGTGGTTATATGATTATGTAACTGATAGGCGAGACGCTTGTTTTATTGATTGGGTCATTGTTGGCGGCGAATCAGGACCGCAGGCGAGGCCGATGCACCCCGAATGGGCGTGGCAAATCGAGCGGCAATGTGAAGCGGCAGGCGTAGCCTTTTTCTTTAAGCAGCACGGCGAATTTATTAGCAAACCCGAAATTGCCGATTTGACCGAAGATGGATGGAAGGTCAGGCCAGAATGGTTGCCGATGATTCAAGGTAGCCGGTGGGGTTGTCTTGACATCAACGGAAAGTACAGGCCGGAAACTACAACCTGGAATGGGCGGCAAAATGATCCACAGGATGATTATGAGGTTACGGTTTATAAGGTCGGCAAACATAACGCTGGTCGCCTGCTCGATGGCCGGACGTGGGACGAGTTCCCCGACACCGCCACGCTTGAGCCGGCCACACTTTAATCTCTTGAGGGAGGGTTATGAGTATGCGAATCGGAGACAAAGCCACCTACACGGGCACGGCCTACCCCTGGGCCACCGGCCGCGAAGTCGAGATCAAGGGGATCATCCGGGATAACCGGACCATCAAGGATAACGTGCTGCTGGACGCTACAGGCGGCACCCGGGAGAGCGACCACGTGATCTTCTCGCTGCTGGATGCCGATGGCTTCCGGTTTAGCGCGCCGGATGCGCGGCTGGGGGATTTTGAGGTGCAGCCGGTGATTGCTCAAGCGCCGCTGGGTGCGGCCGTGGAGGCTGCCGAACCGGAATTCCTAACGCTCGTTTGAACGTTGATTTCGGGATTCGAGTGTGATAGACTGAATAAAATAAAATTGCCTTGACCCGTCCTGCCGCCAAGCTAAGCCGGGTCAAGGCTGATGACAGGAGTCCGCAGGTAAGGGCAAACTACCGTCTTTTGCTATTATACCATGCTTTGCCCCCGACCGGGCAAGTTTGCCGCCTCGCCTGTTGATTCCACAAACGGGATCAGCGATCAATGCCAAAATACAAACCTATAGGTCAGGGCCAGGGTTGGACCGTTATTAAGGCTGATGTGCTAGATTACCTGGTTGGCTCGCTCTGGCTGCGCCAATACTACGGCGAATATTTCCATTTCCTGTTTGACGATTGGCCCTATAACCTCGATTCTATCACCCGGCGGTTCGGCCCAGCGGGCAGCGCCCCGGCTCAATTTGGCCGGGACGGGGCCTTTGCCCGGCAGTCACGCGGATTCATGGGGCAAACCTGGGACACTGATTTGGCCTACCAGCCGGAAACCTGGACCACTATCCTACCCCATCTCTACCCCGGCGCGTTTACCGCCAGCTTCAGCCATCCCCGAAAGCAGCACCGACTGGCGCTGGCCCAGGAGTTAGCCAGGTTTGTGATAAATCCGGCGCTGTACCAGATCGGCTGGGTGTATGCAAGTGGCAAGCCGAGCGGGACGCGCATTGACACACAGATTGACCGGCGAGCTGGGGCCGAGCGGGAAGTGGTGGGGCAGGTAAAACGATGGGGTCACAATGCAGGGGCCGGCTCCGGCAGCTTCTATGCTAATGGATATCAGGCCACCACCGGCAGAGCGAAACTTGACGTTATTACTACCCCCGCCACCGCCCTGGCCCAAACCTGGGCCGGCCATCAATACGGCTCACCCCTGGCCCCGGAACTGGAACCGATCATTATCGCTCAAGCTCCCTGGCCAGAGAACAGGCTCGATACCATCTTGAAAACCGGCGCAGGCGCGGTCAATATCGAGGCGGGGAAAAATGGGATGCCGGAACGGGGATACCCCGGCCACTTTATCCTCACGCATCATCCTGGATGTGGCTACCTGGGCGAGAAGCGGGTCAGGAACGGCAGCGGTGACGTGACCGGCCAGGAGCCGAGCAGCCAGGCTTACGGCAAGACATTAAACACTTACGCCGGGAACTTTAAGCCCAAACCCTATCAAGCCAAAGGGGACCAGGACGGCTATATCAGCGTCCCTGATTACGATTGCCACCCGGATTGCCCGGCCCGGCGGCTCGACGAGCAGGCGGGCGAAAAGAGTTACCACTTCTACCAGGCCGACTGGACGTATGATATTCAGGAGCGCCTGGCCGGGATCAATCCGCTTTATTACCAGGGCAAGGTCACTGCGCTTGAGCGCAATGCCGGCTGTGGCCAACTGCCGCTTAAGGAGAGGCGGCGAGTCAATCCGGGCGGGCTGGAACGAGAGAAGCGATTCGCGAGTACCTGGCAGCACAATGATCACCCTACCCTGAAAAGCATCAAGTTGTGCAAGTGGATTGCTGGCCTGTTTCTGCCGCCGGAGCAGTACCGGCCCAGGCGGGTCCTTGTGCCGACCTGTGGCACGGGCAGCGAAATGATCGGCTGCCTGCTGGCCGGGTGGGATGAGGTAATTGGGGTGGAATTAAATGCCGGTTACGCAGAGGTGGCCTGCCGGCGCCTGGAGTGGTGGTCCAGGCATCTGGAATGGGGCCTGAATGATGTGGACCGGATTATGGCCAGCGCCAGGACGGGCGCGGCCCAGGCAATGTTTTAAGCGGGTCCTTCGTAAATTCTAAACGAGCGTTTCAAAGTAAGGCGGCGGAGAAAAACAAGGAGTGCAATGAATCACGACACATCTATCGAGGCCAGATTTGAAGGACATGAAGTCGTCGAAGCTGGCACAGCTACCATCCCTCACCTGCTTCTGTGGCATTATCGTGACCTGGGATTGGTGGATGCTCAATTCACCCTGCTCACTCTGATCATTGCCAGGAAGTGGACCAGGGAAGCCCCCTATCCATCCCTGGCCCGGCTGCCCATGACCGCCAATTTGGACAGCCGGCGGCGCTATGTCCGGGACCTGCGCCAGAAGGGCCTCATTTTTACAAGCCGGCTTTACTGGACCAATAAGGACATAGAGGGAAATCCGAGCGCCAGGCCGGGGCGCGTCAGGTCCAATATATGGTATCTGGGCAGCCTTTTTCATAATCTGGTCAGGATTCACCGCTGGCTCCACGAAGGCAATCCCGCAGCATCATTTTGCGTTGAAATCCCCCTGACCACGATCAAGATGTTTCTCAAGGGCGATTTTCACGATACACCGGAATATATCATCAACATTATCAATCAGCAGACTCAGGGTGGGGTCGTTCTCAAGACAGTTACTCTACCGTGCGAAAAACGCACAGTAGGAAAATCTACTATGCGTTTTTCTAGTAGTAGTTTTTCTAGTAGTAGAAAAACGCATAGTCATGAAGAAGAATCAGAGTCTAAGAAGAATCAAAAGAAAAAGAAGAATAAGGTAAAGGGCGCTGACGCGCCGCCTCTTCATGGGAGGAACAACCTGCCGGCAGAGGTGGCTATCAAAACCAGGGTTAAGGAAGTCTTTTGTCTAAAGACAGGCTTAAGCATGCCCCGACGCAAAACGGATCAAAACTTCTGGTGGTCCAACTTTGGCGAGATCGCCAGTATTGCCGAACAAAACATCGAGCGGGCCGAATGGCTGGTCGAGGAGGTCATTACTTACATGACAGATGAGCACCTGACTATTTCCGGCCCGCAAAGCATTGTAAATCTGTGCCGGTCGTTAGCCGCCGGCCAGGTATTAGCAAAAGGAGGTACTAAGAAAGATGGACAAACTAGACGCAGTAATATCAAAGGTTTACGAGAAAACGGCAGCGATAACCCCATCAAGCCAATCTTCGACCCCGACACCGGGGAAGATTACTACGTTGACGCCCGATCCGGGCAGCGGGTCCATCCTGACGGCTGCCCCTGCTACGGGTGCCATCCAGAGCACCGACCCGACCCAGCCTGATCCCTTCGATGAACCCTTCGACCGCGCCCTTCGACAGGCTCAGGACAGCGCTCAGGAAGTTCTCAGGGCGCAGCCCTGCCCGGCCTGCGGCGGGACCGGCTTTTTCCGCCTCGATGCCCCGGTCGGTGCGCCCGGCTTTGGCCGCCTGGAAGCCTGCGATCACCCCAACCATACCCCAGTGAGGTTGGCCCGCCTGTCCGGCCTATCTAGCCTGCTTCCGGCTGAGGCAAAAAAGCGGCTTAAGGACATAAGGTCCAATAGCAAAAATGGCGAGGTCCTGGAGGCGGCCAGGGAGATGATTCGCAATCCGCGCGGCTGGTGGCTGTACCTGTACGGCAAGGCTGGCAACGCCAAGAGCGATGTCCTTCTGGCCGTCCACAACGAGATCAATGCCGCAGGCCGGGGTCCGGCGCTCTACGTTGAATTCACCCGGCTGCTGAACTGGATCACCGAAGCCCACAACGAGAAGGATTATCGCAGCAAATTCCTGGCCGGCGGGGGCGGGAAAGAGGGGGGGATGCCCGACAGTCTCGGCTACCAGGCCCGCCTGGACCGGATTACGGCCCTCCCGGTCATCCTCATTGACGAATTCGACAAGGCTCGGATGACCGACTTCCGGGAAGAGTTCCTGTTCGAGTTCCTGAACACCCGCTGGCGGCAGGCCGTGGCCGGGGAGACGGCCACCCTGTTTGCCGGCCAGACCGCGCCCATTGACTGGCCCGACCCGATCCGCAGCCGGATTGAAGACGGGCGTTTCAAAGTCGTCCACAACCTGGCCGGCGATGCCCGACGGGCGATGAAAAGAACCCTTCGACCCTTCGACTTCGCTCAGGAAGTTCAAGCTCAGGATGGGAGGTGAACGATGTGGCTCTTTACAACCTTCGGCTTTTTCTCTGTCGTCAAAAAGCACGGCGACACAGATTTAACCGTTCGCGCTCGTGTGGCCGCCGACCTGGACAATCTCAGAACGCGCGTTCCCGAACTCTCGGAGACTATTGCCACCCCGGACCAGGATTACCCGTACCGGGCCACCGTCTCGGCGGTAAACCTGGCTATCGGCCTGGGTGAGGCGATCCAGGAGATTGACTACGATAACTTCAAGGCCGAGGGACCCATTGGGCCGACACTGGCCCGGCGGCAGGGCTATTTCCGGGCCGGGATGTACAGCCAGGTCTGGATGGGGCTGCATAACCTGCCTTATGAAGCGGGAAACCCTTCGACCTTGCTGGCCTCTCCGGGCCACTTCGTCTGGACAGGCCCTGATGTCAAGTAAACGCCGCCGGCGCAGGCGCGAGTGCGAGGGCAAGCAGCGCTTCGAGAGTCCCGAAGCGGCAGGCCGGATGATCGGCTGGCTGGCCCGCATTGGCCGGCTCAGGCCCGGCACCCACGCCTACCCCTGCGATTTCGGCAACCACTGGCACATTGGCCGGGGCAGGAGAGGGCTGCGCCGGCAGCGGATCAAGAGCTGGCAGTGGAATATGGGAGTATGAGATGACTTTAGTAAAACAAACCAACCGCCGTATCTCTTTTTTTGACGACCAGCGCTTAACTCAGAGCGAGGCTATCGAGCTGACCGCGCAGGCGCTTATCTACTACATCGGCCAGTACCCGGACGTGGTTGTGTCCTATTCCGGCGGCAAAGACAGCACGTCTTTGCTGACCCTGCTCCTGGTTCTGATCGAAGCCGGGCGGGTGCCCCGGCCCAGGTCGCTGCGGGTGCTCCTGGCTAATACGCGGGTCGAACTGCCCCTGCTGCACCTGGCGGCCCTCCAGATCATGCAGATCGTGCGAGAAAAGGGCTACCTGGCACAGGTGGTCGAGCCTCCCCTGGATGACAGGTTTTTTGTGCGCATGTTCGGCTTTGGCTATCCACCCCCACACAATGGCTTTCGCTGGTGCACCGATCTCTTAAAACTCAAGCCGATGCTGACCGCGCTATTAGCGGCGCGCCAGGCTGCCGGCCAGAAATTTCTGGCCTTGACCGGGATGCGTATTGGGGAATCAGCCATGCGCGATCAGCGGATTGTCCTGGCCTGTGGCAGCAAGGATGGCGAGTGCGGCCAGGGAGCTATCCTGGCCCAGGCCCAGGAGAAGGCCAGGAAGGGTGGGGATAAATTTGGCCTGTACGAAAGCTCCCCGATCTCTTACCTTTTTACCCACACCCCGGCCAGTGAACCCGCCGATGTGCTTTCGCCCTTGCTTCACTGGCGTGTCTGCCATGTGGCCGACTGGCTGATGCTGGAAGCGCCTTCCTACGGCTTCCCCACCCATCGTGTGCTGGAAGCTTACGGGGCGGGCGTGGGCGATAGTGAACCGCTCGAGGCCCGCACCGGCTGCATCGCCTGCCCGGTCGCGGGTAACGGCGATCCGGTCCTGGTCAAGACCACCAGGCTGCCGGGCTGGGAGTACCTGCGGCCCCTGCTGCGCCTGCGCGACCTGTACAACGAACTATCCAGGCCGAAGTACCGTCTCAAAAAGTCCGGCGAGCGCAACAAGGACGGCAAGTTATCCTCCCGGCCCAACCGGGGCGGACCACTTTTATTTGAGTCACGCCTGTATGGGATGGAGCAGGTATTGCGGATCCAGGCCGAGGTGAATGAAGGCGCGCGAGCTGCGGGCCGGCCCGAGCTGGTCTTGATCAGCGACGAGGAAAAGACCCGCATCCTGGAACTTATCGAGGCTGAAACCTGGCCTCAGAAATGGAGCGGGGATGATCTCCGGGGGGATGCGCTGGTAGACCTGGTGGTAGGCGAAGGATTGACCCAGCCGGTTTTGGCCGGGCTGAAAATATAAAAGATAGTGAGATATTTTACAGGAGGTGCAATATGACCAATCAAATTCAAACGACGCCAATCACAATACCGCTGGCCAAATTAAAAACAGGCCGGTACCAGCAGCGCAAGGCGTTTGATGTAGCCGAGATGGGCGGCCTGGCCCGGACAATAAAAGCCGGCAAGCTAATGTTTCCACCTATGGTTATGGCAGTCAACGGCCATTATGAGCTGATTGCCGGCGACCGGCGTCGGCGCGCGCTGTATGCCCTGGCCCTGGAATCAGACGGCATGGGGATGGACCAGGCTTTAACCCTGGTTTGCAGTCCGACCGTAGACCAACTGCCGGACCGCTTCCCGGTGCTGCACAAGATAACAGTGCAGGTCAATCTGAGCCAGGAAACCGACCCTGCCACCCTGCAAACCCTGGCAGCAATCGAGAACCTGCAACGGGTTGATTTGACCCCACTGGAGAAAGCAGTGGGGTTTCAAAGTCTGCTCGATGACGGCCTGACCCTGGCCGAGGTTGTCGAGCGTACCGGCGAAAAAGCCTCTTCCATCAAGCGCTATCTGGCCCTGCTCTCGCTGCCGGAGCCTGTTCAGGAACATTTCGACAAGCGGCGTATCCCCCTTGATGTCCTGAAAGAACTGAGCGGGCTGCCCAAAGAAGTACAAATCCAGGTAGCCGAAAAGATGGCAGGCCGCAAAAGTAGTGAAATCAAGGCGCTGGTCAAGATGGTTCAGAAGCGGCTGTCTAACTCGCCTCGTGCAACCCCCGGTAACGGATTATCAACGCTGCCGGCGTCGGAAACGGAAGGGGTATCGCTCGGTCTGGATAGTACAGAAGTGGAAGCCAATGCGATAGAAACCCGGCCCGCCTCGATTCGGGAGCAGTTGGCCGGGGCGAAGGAGATAATCTCCAAACTCACCATGCAGCTTCACCTGGATAGCCGGTTACTTAGAATGTGCGCGGAAGAGTTAATTGCTTGCACTCCCGACTCGCGCGTAGCGCTGATAGCCAACGCCAGAGCTGAGCAAATCGAGCGGTCAATCAAGCTGCGCAAGCGGCAGCCGCCGGTGGCCCAGGTGCAGCGTGGTCTAAAGATCGAGCGCTTCATGGAGAAGCGGCAGCGTGGCATCAGGCTTCGTCCTGAAGCTCAGCCCGAAGGGAGGCGAGATGCCCAACCTGGTTGATGAAGCAGTCCGCCAACTTGATACAGCCCTGGTCTGGCTCGAAGTACCGCAAGGCAACCGTCGCTATGGGTGGCATCGGCAGGAAGATGCGGTTCTGCGCCGGTGGTGGGGGAAAATTCCCCGGCCCGAACTGGCCCGGCGCGTTACCGGCGCGCTGCGTCAGGCAACCGGAGACAATCAAGCCGAACGGAGCATCAATGCCTGCATGAACCGGGCCGCTGAATTGGCCCTTGTCGCCTATGACGGTGAGCCGGGGGAAACTTATCTCAAGCGGCTTTGCGAGGAGTCGAATGCCCCCTATGAAATGGCGCACAAGTCGGTCAGAGACGGCGAACTGGCCGCGACGAAAAAAGGCAAGAAACTGTACGTCACCGACCTGGCCTGGGCGCTGTGGCTGACAAGCTACCGTGAACGGCTGCTCACTCAAGGCGAGGTTCTGAACGCGCTTGAAGGCGAAGTGGTCCTGACCAAGCGTGAGGCAATGAAATTTACCTGCCTGTCTGAAACTCATCTCGCCCGGTATTTACAGACCGGGGTTATCCAGGCGTGGCTGCTGCCGGGTATCAAAACCGGCAGGCCGGGAGAGTGGCTGGTGAGTAAAGCTTCAGCCGAAGCTTTTGTTCAGGCGCGTTCAGAAGGCCGGCTGCGGGCGCTGCTAGATCAAAACCCGAAGTATGTAGCCTTGAGAAACCAATTGACCGGCCAAATTGGCGGGCTGCGCCGGGCCGGCCGGTTAAACGATGCCGACCCTCTGACAGAGCCGCAAAGCCTTTACCATCCCGGCTGCTTCACCATCAAGCAGGTGGCCTCTCACCTGGACCTATCTACCCAGGCCGTGCACGAGGCAATTGCCACTGGCCGGGTCAAAGCAAAAATCATCGTTAAAGGCGGCCGGCCACGCTACGCGATCACGCCGGAGGAGGCCCGGCGCTACGCCGGGCAGGTAAAGAGCCAGTCTGATACCGCTATCCGGCGCGACACCTGGTATCTGCGCCAGATTAAAGAGGCGAGACTGCTTACGGTACGCGACCTGGCCGAGCGCTGGCATAGATCGGAAGCGACGGTTCTTTTATGGGCCAAAAAAGCGGGTCTGCCGCGCCGCCGCTGGGGCCGGTACTGGGTCTTTGAACCGGAAGCTCTTGCTTCATTTGAAGCCACTAATTTCTTGACCCTGAGCGACCTGGCCCAGCGGTGGGGTAAATCTCCCGCTACGGCCGGGTTGTGGACCCGGCAGGCCGGATTACCCAGACGCCGGTGGGGCCGGGGGTGGGTATTTGAGCTTGACGTTATCACCTCGTTTGAAACCAGGAAGGGAATTCAGGGTGAAGCAGTTAGATTTTCTTGAGATCGTGCAAAAGACCTCGTTCGACTTCAAACACCACCCTGATCCCGAAATGGTTTTTGGTGATTTAAAAGTGGGCGACTGGTTTCAGATAATTACCTGGGTTAGCGGGGAATGGCACACGATTTCTGAGGTTTTTGTTCGGGTGGATCAATCTGATGTTTCATTTCCTAACAGCATCGCTCTTGAACGCGACAGGCGGTATCCTTACCGGCTCGCCACAACCTCATTTTTTAAAGATGTGCCGGTCAGGCTGGTAATAAAATCTGCATAATTCAAGTAAAAAGAGACGAAGGATCCCAATATGTCCCCTCTCCGAATCCAGCAAAAAATAGTCCACCTCAGCCGGCTGCTCAGAGACCTCTCGATGCGCTATACCATCGCCTGCCTGGGGGATGAGCACGAGGAGGCCCGCCGGCTGGGGGCCGAGGCTCACGAGATCCGTTTTGAGATTTTGCGGCTCAAGCGCGCCTACCAGGATGAAGTGTCGCTCAGGGCAGAGCAGGCGGCGGCGGTGGCCGAAGCCTGCCGGATCATGGGAGCCGTGGCAGATACCCGGTCATAATCTTTATCCAAAGCACAAGGAGGCTTTATGAACGCAATCACTCTCAAGCAAAGCCTGGTCGAGGCATTACGCGATAAATCCGGCCTGGAGCAGCACCGGCCCTACCTGGGGATGAGCAGTATCTACTACTGCCCGCGCAAGCTCTATTTTGATTTTGTCGAGGGCCGGCAGTCATTTACGGATAGGGATCACTATTACTGCTGGCTGGGCTATATGTACGAGGACAGGCTCAAGCAGCTTCTGGGCGAACAGGTCCAGTATAGGCCCATCGAGATCGTGGCCGAGTGGGATGCGCGCTTCCGGGGACACGCCGACTACCAGTTCGACAGCGCCCTGGTCGAGATCAAGTCTACCAACTGGGACAAGTATCAGAAGATCGTCGCCGACCGCAGGCCCGACCCGGCTCACGTGGCCCAGGTCCAGATGTATCTCCGCCACGGCGGCTGGCCGGCCTGCTTCATGATCTATATCGCGCGGGATGTGCCGCCGCGCGAGTGGCAGGCATTCCCGCTCTGGATTTTTGAGATCGGGCCGGACCCGGCCCTGGCTGACACGCTGGACCAGAAGGCCCGTCGTATCCTGATGGCCGTAGATAAAGGGCTTCCGCCGAACTGCATTTGTAACTGGTGCCGGCGGTAGGGTGGAATTCCAAACGCGCGTTTTGATTTCTTGTAGCCATAGGATTATCCGATGAAGAACCCACAGATAGACACCTTACTGCAAGCAGCCAGAGCCACTAACATTCCAGCCGCCTGGTCTGGCGGCTGGTTTGTCGAGAAAACCCAACTCAAATTGCCGCAGCCTGTCTCGTACAGAGGGGGGATAAGGCTCCTGTCACCCGGAATCTACACGGCTCTTTTCCGAATGACCGACTCGACCATGATGAATTGGCCGCCGGGCGAGGTCGTAATGGAAGATACGCCCTTCGAGTTAAAAACCCATCTTGAGTTTATGCTCAAAGCAAGGGGCAGCATCCTTGTGACCGGCCTCGGCCTGGGCTGCGTCACGCGCGGCCTGCTGGCAAATCCAGCCGTGAACCATGTCACCTGCATCGAGAAATCAGCCGACGTTCTAAAGCTGGTGCAGCCTTATATGCCCCAGACCAACCGGCTGTCCATCATCCACGCCGATGCCCTGGAGTGGACAACGACGACAACTCAAACCTTTGACTACGCCTGGCACGACATATGGTCGAATCGAGATGCCGGCGAGCCTCATCTTGATGAGCTGCACACTCATCTAATTTTCAACTGCCGCGACAAAGTGAGGAACCAGGGCGCGTGGAAATACGCACGAGAAGCCAAACGGTTCCTGGCAGCTAAACAGATGAAGCTGATGGCTTAATATCAAAATCCGGGCCGGTGAGGCAGCAAGCCGCCGGCAACACCCAGGCTGCAAAACAAAGACCCCCACACCAGGAATAACCCGGTGTAGGGGACGGTCACAGAACGACCGGAGCGGGCAGAGCGGGGAGTATGGGAAGGGTCGGGAGAGTACGCTCGCCTTCACGGTCGAGAGTACGGCACTAACGAGAGTGCCGGGAGGGTGATTGTGACTGATCTCATCCTACAACCAATTGGTTTGCTGTTCAACCCCAATTATTGGGGGTACTAAGGATAAGTTCGCAGGCCGGTCTCCCAGAATTATAAACGAGTGTTAGGAGATTTAAGTGATGCCATTTTCTCAAGAGGACCTTATCAGGGGCTTCGGCGACAAACTGTTTGGCCTGCTCACAATGACCCAGGCCGACCTGGAAGCGATCCAGGCGCGGGTAGAGGCGGCGACACCGGGGCCGTGGGAAGGGCGACCAAGGCTTTTGCATAATGGTCGGGAGATAAGCTGCGAGATCGTGGGGAATATACATCCCGGCTGGGCTACCCCGGTCTGTCAGCTTTCACCCGGCTTTGCCTGGTACGAAAATGACAAAGATTTTTTGACCAGTGCCCGCACCGACATCCCCGCCCTCCTGGCCGAGATCGAGGCCCTGCGCCGGGCCTGCTACCATTACGCTACCCAGATGGGGCGATGGGGTGAGAAGGGCAAGAAAAAATGACCGGCTACTTCGGCGTCATCGGCAACCGCGACTACATCAAGATCAAGGGTGAGCGCCGGCCCTTCTGGGAGTTCCTGGACCGGCAGCCGGCCGGCTGGCTGTGCTCGCTGGCCTACAGTAGAACTGATGTGCCGGCTGCGCCGATGATCTGGGACTGCGGAGCCTGGAGCTACAAGGCCCAGGAATCGCCCCGGCTGGGCAAAACAGAAGTCACCCCGGCCTGGGCTGCCGGCCAGTATACCCAACTGGCCCGCCCCGGCGATTTCGCCGTCGCCCCCGACCATATGCTTATCCCCTTCGCGGGGGTGGACATCGAGGCTCGCCGGCACTTCAACCGCGCCTCGGCCCTGACCTTCATCGAACTCTGCCCGGCCCACCTGCGCCCGATGGCCGCCGTCCACGGCCTGAGTTTGGCTGAACGAATCGAGAACGCGCGTTTTCTTATGGATGCCGGCTACCACACGCTGGCCCTGGGCGGCCTCGCGGGGCAGGCGAATAAACGACAGATGATTTTTGAAGTGGTCGGCGCGATCCGCCGTGAATTCCCCGGCGTCTGGCTGCATGTCCTGGGCCTGTCGTCGCCGGGCTATGCGGCTGAGTGGCAGCGAATAGGGGTGGACAGTTTCGACGGGGCCAGCCACTTCAAGCAAGCCTTCACTGCCGGCAAGTTCTTTATGGAGCAGGACGGCAAGCTCGCCGGCTACCAGGCGGCCCGGCCTGGCCAGCCTGTCACGGCCCCGGCTTGCGACTGCCTGGCCTGCCTGCGGCTGCGGGCTGAAGGCGTGGACACCCGGAGCTACGGCTCCAACGAGCATAATATGGGCCGGGCCGCGCACAATCTGAACCAGTTGATGAGGGCTATTGACATCCAGGCCGTGCGCTCCCCCAGTTTCCCGCTAGATTGCCCGACCGGGGCAGCCGGCCGGCGAGATAACCGCTTGCCGCGCCACTGCGCGGGCTGCCGGTCCTTTCAGGAGAAGGGCGGCCTACGATGTGTGTACCCTGATTTTGCCAACGATCATCTTGAATTCATCCAGGCTCACCTGGCTCGGACTGGATCGCTGAAAGAGATCGAGTGGACCCTGCGTGGTGATAACCGGCCCGGGGTCAGGTAATTGGAGTTAAAGTTATGAGCACCCTCGACCAATACCGCTTAGGCTACGCGCTCAAAAGCAAGCGGTCCGGCCTGGACCTGAACCTGCGCGAGGTGGCCGCTGCCACCGGCATCAGCACTTCGACCCTGTCGCGGGTCGAGAACGGCAAGGGCCACCTGCTGCAAATAGATACCTTTCTGGCCCTGTGCGACTGGCTGGGGGCGGACCCGGCCAGCTTCATCGTGCCCGGTACGGAAGCAAACAGCGCACCCGAAATGGGCGACCTGGAGGAGATTGAGGTCCGGCTGCGGGCCTGCCTGGAAGCGCCGGCGCTGTGTAAGGCTATCGCCGAAGTCATCCGGCTGATCAGGCTTGAGCAAGCAAATTCATAAGAACGGAGGATCATCGAATGTTACCTGTACTGATCGGCTGCCGGGGCAATGACCCAGATGCGCCCAAACTGCTGAAAGCTGAGGGCTGGCGTTATGGTTTTCGGAGTGATGCAACGCCTTACGGCTGGCCTTACTTCGTAGACATCAAATGGTGTGATTATATTTGGTCTAGCCATTTGGCAGTCATTCGTGAATGGCGGCCCGTAATAGCGATGGTAGCCGATTATGAATCTCTGACTCGGCAATCTTTTATGTTAGCCCAGATTCGTGACATCTCTTCTCTGGGTGTTCGGCCTATGGTTTGCCCCAAGTTTTCAGGCGCAGTAGCCGACATTCCAAAAGGTTGCATTGTGGCTGTTTCTGTACCAACCGATTATGCCGGCTTCTTACCTGAACCAAGCGAGGTCAAGGGGCGAGAGTTGCATCTTCTCGGCGGCCATCCTGACCAATTTAGGGTGCTGATTCAGCGATATAATCAAAGCAAAGTAGTAAGTATTGATTGTTCGGCTATTTTTCAAAAGGCGCAATTTGGGGCTTTTTGGAGCGCAAAACGAAACACATGGAGACATGTGAAGCATCGCTTTTCTACTCACGCACTTACCAGAATGAGTGCAAGGCAAGTCACTACATATCTGGGTCAACCCCCTAAGTTATTCCTAAAACAGAGGAAGCGGCTGTACCAGGTTGGCTTCGAGCTGAAGCCTTCATTGTTTCAAATTTAACCCTGATTATGGAGAAGCAATTTATGGAGAAGCAATCAACAAACTTTAAAAAGCACAAAGACGATGAATTTTTTGACCGCATTGACCTGATAGAAAAACGCACCGGCCAGCCGCTGATCCGGCTGATCGTCGTTCCCCGCTACAAGACAAGCGGCTTAAGTGGGGACGAGTGGCGCATTAGCGGGCAGATTCAAATCAACAAAGGAAGCCGTTGGGAGCACTTTGACCGGCACTTCCTCGACCTGGAAACGGCGACGATAGGGCTGTATCCGGCCATCTTTGGCCATCCCAGGTTGCACCAGGTCAGCATTGCCCACGCCGACTTTTACCGTAAAGGGGTTAAGGTCTACGAGTCCACATACGACGGCAAGCTGCTGCCCCTGATTCACGTCGCCGGCCACCTGCCCTGGGCCTTCATCCTGGCCCGTGAAAATGTGGAGCCGGGAAATTGGGACGAGTTCTGTTTTCAGCCCAGTTGCTCAGCCGAGGCGGTTTCGACCTATCAGTTGAAATACGAGTATTGCCACCGGGGCCATAAAACCAAGCCTGTAACCGGCCCATATCATCGCCGGTTCTGCAAGCGGCATTTGAGGCGTGGCAACTGCGGCCTGGAAGATGCGGATGAGAATTACATCGTCATCGAAGGCCTCGGTCCCGACCAGGCCGAGGGCTGGGAGGAAGACGCCAGGCCGGCTGTATTTGGCGGGTTTATTGATTTAGCAAAGTAGTTAGCCAGGAGGAAAACCAGGAATGAACATTGACACAGGCCATTTGGTAGACACATCGGGAATGACGCCGGAGGAGCTGCTGGGGCTGCGCCAGGTCGGCTATGAGGAAGTCCCGCCCGGGCTCAGCCGGGCGGCCCGGCGGGCGCTGGCGGGCAAGAAGGAAACAAAGATCAGCCTGACTTCAGGCGGCCAGCTTTCCCGGTGGGCGGCGGCGAAGCGGAAGGCGCGCCGGAAGATGGCGAAGGAGTCGAGAAGGAAGAATAGGGGGAAATGATCGTCATCTTCAAGTGCGCCAGCGAGGGGGAAATGATCGTCATCTTCAAGTGCGCCAGCGAGCACTGCCTCCAGCAGTTTACCGAGGAATGGCCGCTCTCCTCCCTTTTGGGTCACTTTCTCCAGGGCCGAGTGGTACAGTGTCCGACCTGCGGCCTTCGGCAACTGCTGCATCCACCGCAGCCGGCCACGGCCATCGTGGTCAGTATTGATCCGGTTGACCCCAAAAAACCTATTGCCTAATCTTTCCACCTGTGATAGACTCATAACCAAGCGGCGGGTAGTCCATCATTGGCTACTCTTGCCGCTTCGTTTTAAAAGCGCCAAAGCTTTTGGGACGAAATCTAAAAGCACCTCGGACAACCCGCCGCCGTCCGAGGTGTGCTTTTTTAAAAGGATGAAGGATGAAGGATGAAGGATGAAATAAAGAAAATGTTCCCCCTCACTCCTCATCCCTCTAAAGATGGCCGATGTCAATGACCTCCAGGAGGCGCTGAACGCGCCCCCGCCAACCCAGGCCCAGATCATCGAGACCTGGCTGGCGTTAAAGGAGGCTCACGAGAAGGCGGAGCAGGCGGCCAGGGAAGCGGCTGAACGCAGCCGGCGGGCTGAAACGGCGGCCAAAAACCAGATCAGGATCCACGAGACGCTGCTGTCGGAGCTGGGCCGGATCATCCAGCAAAACGCCCTGTGGATCGCGGCCATCGGCGAATTCCAGGAGGAGATCAGCCAGAAGCTGGAGCAGGGCGATTACCGACTATCCCTGATCCTGGAGGGAACCCGGATCAGGCTTGAGGGGGCCAGGGCCGATAAGGAGCGACTGGCCCAACTCATCGAGGAGATCAAGCTCTCAGAGCTTGATCTGATCGAGACTGAGGAGGTTGGGCTGCGCAGGCGGATCAGGCTGCACCACAAAAACCTGAGCAGCCTGGAGATCCAGAAGGCGGCTTTTGGTTCGATGTCCACGCCGCTCTACATCCTCAACCAGATCGCCGATGAGGAGGATAAAATCAAGGAACTTGAGGCCAGGCTGGCCGAACTTATGAAAGACAGGAATACCCCATGATCCTGCTAAAAAACAATCTCCCTTTCTTCTGGCAATGTCCACTTGACTTTTTGAAACTGAAGGTGGTGCTGAGGCGTGTCTTCTGTCGTTGAACTTATGGATGCCCTGCTCCTCCTGCTGGGCTTTATCCTATTTACGCAGTTTCTGTATGCCGGCTTTTACGCCTGGAGGGACCTGCTGGCCGGCCAGAACGGCTTCATCCGGGCTATCGCCCTGTTTTCCCTGGGAGGCGTCCTGGCCGGCTCGCGGACCATTGCCGAGGTCGTGCTGCAAAACCTGGACATGAATACCCAGCCCTATATCAACCTGCTACTGAAACTCTGGCAGGCCGGCGTCTATGGCCTGGTTACCTTCTCGCTGCACCTGATGATCCAGAAGCTCAGAGATGAGCGAAAGAACGAAGAGGGGCAGGTCCCTCGATCCCACTCAGGACAGGCCCTGGTCGAGATGGCCCTGATCCTGCCCATCCTGATTTTCATATTGATCGGCGTCTTTGAGGTCGGCTACGCTCTGCGCTCCTACATCGTCCTGGCCAATGCCAACCGGGAGGCGGCCCGCTTTGCCGTCCGGCCCCGGGTGCTCGATTACAAACTGCCCGACCCCGGCTATGCCAAGATCTGGACGCACACCCTTAACTCTATCGAGGGCCAGATTGCGTTCGAGCGCGGCGGGGAGATGCTGGTGAGCCGGGTCTTTGTGGACGCCGGCATGGCCTGCCCGCTCACGGGCACGTGCAACTGCGACCAGGCCATGCGGGCCCCCTTCACCCCGACGATCCTGCTTAACCCGGTCCTGTATCCGACCCATACGGCCCGCTTCCCGGCCACCCTTCGGGCTGAGCCTCAGGACGAAGCCTCGACCCGCCAGAGCCGGGTCCTCAGCCCCGACTTTTATCTGTACCTGGTCGCGCAGAACCGGCGGCATAATTGCGAACTGATCCAGAAGGGAGTCCTGCCGGTGGTGGACGACCTGATCGTGGTCGAGATGTGGTACGAGCAGCCGCAACTGTTCGGATTTCCACTCATCTCTAACCCCTATACCGACCCCGTGCCGATGTACACCCACACGGTCATGCGGCGCATCGAAGCCGTGAGGAGTCCATGAGTTCTACCCTGTTCGGCCCCCTGAACAAGACCCTGCGCCGGATGGTCAACGATAGCGCCAATTACCAACGCGGCGTGCTGGACCTGGTCAAAAACATTGGCCGGTCTGAAACCAACCGGGAGCAGTTCGAGCGGGACCTGAATAAATTAAACGAGAGCGCGCTGGCGATGATCCGGGACAATATGGCCCTGGCTGCCAGCTCGCGGGAGCTTGAGGAAGCGCCTTCGATTGCCGATGATATAGCCGATCTGACCATCAAACTACAGTTGATGGATTACGCCCAGCGGCTGGATTACATCGGCCTGGCCCGCTTCCTGGAAAATATTGACCCCGAACTGTTTGAGCCGACCTTAAAAGAGCTGTCCACTTACGAGGGCGGGGAGGAGCGGATCCGGGCGCTGCTCGCGGCTATCGGGAAGGTGCTGCTGAAAGATAGCCAACCCGCCGGGGAAGCGGGCCAGGCTGTCGAGGTATTGCCGGCAGAGGATTCCCAAACGAGCGTTTGAAGTTTCTCAAGGAGAGACATTATGGCAGGAGGCAGGCCGTCCAAATTGGACGCCTCAACCCAACAGATCATCTGCGCGGCCATCCGGCGCGGTCTGGGCTACGAGCCGGCGGCGCGAATGGCCGGCATCCGCTATTCTACTCTGCGCAACTGGATCAACCGGGCCGAGGCCGAACTGGAGCGGCTGAAAAAGTCCAGGACCCGCCTTTATGCTTCGGAAAAGCCATTTGTGGAGTTTTTGGATGAACTCCAAAGGGCTGAGGCCGAGGGTGAAAATACCAATGCCGACATCATCAATGATGCGGCCCGGGGCGGGCAGCAGGTCACCAAAACCGAGAAGTACGAAAAGCGGATTTGGGATAAAAAAACCGGGGCCTTTGTTGTCATCGAACAAACGGAGACGACAAAAATAGAGACGGCTGCCCCCGACTGGCGCGCGGCAGCCTTCATCCTGGAGCGCCGGCACGCCGACCGCTGGGGCCGGCAGGTAAGGACCGAGATCAGCGGGCCAGGCGGCAAGCCGGTACCGATTCAGATCACTTCTATTGAGGTAGTAGCCCCGGCAGGGCCGGACGATGCAAACGGCGACGACGAATGAACTGGTTGAAATTACCCCGGAAGGTAAACTCAGGCTTCACTTCCACCATGGCCAGTGGCAGGCGTGGCACAGCAGCCGGCGCATCGTCGGCGTCATTGCCGGCACTCAATCCGGCAAAACCGTTTTTGGTTCTCCGTGGCTTCATCGAGAGATCCAGCAGCGCGGCCCCGGTGATTACATGGTGGTCACGCCTACTTTCCCCCTGCTCGAACTCAAGGCCCTGCCCGAATTTCGCCGCTATTTTGAGGACATCCTGGCCCTGGGGACTTACCGGGCATCCCCGGTCCGAATTTTCAACTTCTCCGAATCCGGCCAACTGCGCACCTTTGGCAACAGCGGCTACGACTATCGCACAAACGTTTTTTTTGGCTACGCGGCTGAGCCTGAGAGCCTGGAAAGCGCTACGGCCAAGGCGGCCTGGCTGGACGAAGCCGGGCAGAAGCGATTCAAGGTTGACTCCTGGGAGGCGATCCGCCGCCGGCTGTCCATCCACCGGGGCCGGGTCCTCATCACGACCACGCCCTACAACCTGGGCTGGCTCAAGCAGCGGGTGTGGGATAAGTGGAAAGAAGGCGATCCCAACATTGACGTTATTCGCTTTGTGTCTATCACTAACCCGCTTTTTAGCCGGGAGGAGTGGGACGACGCCAGGCGGAATCTGCCCCGCTGGAAATTCGATATGTTCTACCGGGCCATCTTTACCCGCCCGGCGGGGCTTATCTACGATGTTTTTGATGAGACCCGGCACAGGATTCCGCGCGGGCAGATTACTGTCCAGGATGACTGGCCGCGCTACCTGGGCCTCGACTTCGGCGGGGTGAACACAGTCGGCCTGTTCTATGCCCAGATACCGGGCACAAGCAAGCTCTACCTCTACCGGGAATATAAGGCCGGGGGGCGGACGGCCAGGGAGCATGTCGAGCATCTGCTCGAGGGCGAGCCAGTCGTCCCCTTCTGCGTGGGCGGCTCCAGGTCCGAAGGGCAGTGGCGCAGGGAATTTCTGGCAGCCGGCTTGCGGGTCAGAGGCCCGGCAGTCACCGATGTCGAGGTGGGTATTGACCGGGTCTATGGCCGGCATAAGGCCGACGAGATTTTGGTCTCTGGGGACTGCACCGGCTACCTGGACGAGAAGTTGACCTACAGCCGGGTGCTGGATGAGAACGGCGAGCCGACCGAAGAGATCGAGGACAAGAGCGAATTCCATTTTATGGATGCTGAGCGCTACGTTCTGGGCTGGCTGACCCGGCCCAGGCAGCAGCAGGGTGGAGGCCGCTCGCATTCTTCGCGCTCGCTGCGCTAAAGGAGCACTTATGGACTTTGAAACGCTGGACCTCAAAAAAGCCACCGAGCTGATCCCGGATGCCAGCGCCGATTGGCTCAAGGTCAACAAGAAGTTTTATGAGGGCGACCACTGGCAGGACGCCGGCGGCTGGTCCGGCCCCACCCCGGAGGATGATCACCCGCTGCGTAAGGACCTGATGCTGGAGATCCAGCGCGGCTTTGTCTCCAAGAACACGGTGGCCGAAGTGACGAACCGGCACGTGGGCGGGGTGATTGGCCGCGAGCCGATGTGGGCGATGGCCCTCATCCGGCCCCTGGCCGAGGGGGAGGAGCCGAGCGCCGAGGAGCAGGCCCTGATAGACGAGGCCGAGGCGCTGCTCACGGACTGGTGGGACGATTCCAGCCGGGGGGTATCCTGGCGCGACCAGACCGACCACGGCGTTCACAGCATCCTGCAAGACGCCGTGGCCACGGCCCTGTGGGCCAAACGGGGCGCGCTCAGGCTGTTTGTGCCCCCCGGCCAGCTTCAGGCCGATCCCACTGACCCCACCGGCCGGATCGTGCCCCGGGCCGATCTCAAAACGAGCGTTATGAGAATACACCTGGACCACCCCGACCCAACCCAGGCGGCAGTGATCCTGGACCGGGAAACGATGGCCCAGGCCGGGATTTATCTGTACGAGAAGGATAAGCAGAAGTTCGCCGAGGTTGTATACCTGGACGAGCAGGGCAACACGGTCATTCGGATCGTCGGAGCAGGTGAAACCAAGCAGGATGCCCCTTCGCCGGCCTTCAGCCTGACCCTGGGCGGCCAGCTCACGATGCACGAGATAGCCCGCGAGCGGCTCATCACCGACCAGGTCATCCAGAATCAGAAGGCCCTCAACCTGGCCCTGACGATGCTCAGCCGCAACGTGGTCCTGGGCGGCTTTCTGGAACGGACCTATCTCAACGCCCAACTGCCCGGCAGAGAGGAGGATGATCCCAACCGGCCCGGCCAGAAGCGCTTTGTGCCGGAACGGCTGCACGTGGGGGCCGGGGCGACCAACTTTATCAGCGGCGTTGTGACCGGCATTGACCAGAACGGGAATGATGTCATCGCCACGCCGCAGCTTATCTACCGCGACCCGGTCCCCGTGACCACCTTCCGCGACACCAAGGCAGAGAGCTACCGCACCATCCTGGAAGAAGTTCAGCAGCTCCACGCCCTGATCTCAGGTGACGCGACGAGCACCGGCGAGAGCCGCAAGCAGGCCCGGTCAGATTTCGAGGAGAGCTTGTCCGACACCAAAACCCAGGTCGAAGCGGCCATTCGCTGGCTCCTGGAGACGGTGCTGGCCATGGCGGCCACTTTCGCCGGCCAGCCGGGCCGCTACGCCAGCCTGCGGGCCAGCGTTACCTGCCGGCTCAACCTGGGGCCGATCAGTTCCGAGGACCAGCGGGTCGCCAAAGAGCTGGTCGAGGCCGAGATCATCAGCCGGGAAACCGGCCGTAATTGGGTTGGCGTGGACGATGTGGATGCCGAGGCGGCAAAGATCGAGGCCGAACAGGAGGTTATCGGAAAGCGGACCCAGGCGAATATAGCGGCGGGCGTGCTGGGTGCGCAGCGGGCGCTGGCCGGGGGCGGGGGTAATGGCCTGGAGCGGGGAACGGATCAAGATGAGGATGAGTAGTGGCCGGCCCTTCGGCAAGCTCAGGAGGAACCGAGATAGACCTTCAAGCTGTTTTTACCCAGTTTACCAACCTTGAGCAGCGTTACCTGCCGGGCGCGCCGGCTGAGCACGACATCCTGCTGATCCTGGAAAATGCGCTGATTGGTGGGGAGTTGATGTTACTAAAGGATTTGACCGGATCTTGCGACCATCTAAGGCTGCTGCGCAACGCGCTGCGGATTGCCTACCAGGTGGGGAAAAGTGAGGCCGAAGCGTGAACGCGGCCCAGTTCCACCAGGAAATGTTTGAAGCAAAGTTTGAGGCGCTCTGTCACAAGTGGACAGGTTTGTTGAACCTGGGCAACTGGGCCATTGATTATTGGGTGGCCGAAGTAATTGATGAGGACGGTACAGTTGAGGGTAAATGTCACGTCAAAACCCAGCTCGGCCACCGGGCCACGGTCACTTTTGCCAGCCGGATCGGCTTTGAGGATGACCTGATGCGAGAAGAGTTGATTGTTCACGAGCACCTACACGTTGTCCTGGACGAGCTGGGCCAGTTCGTCTACCAACATCTGCCCAGAGAGCACCACGATTACTTTACCCGGCTGATGGAGATTGCGGTAAGCGACCTGGGCCGGGTACTGGTCAGGCTGAGTAGCGCCCAGGAATGAACCCTTCGACGGGTTCGACAGGTCCTTCGAGGGCCTCAGGAGGCTCCTCACCGCAGGCAAGCTCACCCCCGTGAGAAGCCGGGGGCAGGTGATGAAAGGAGATCAGAATGCAAGCTTATGAGCCATTGAATGTCCTGCCGCCTGACATTCAGCAAGATTGGATGGCTAGTTTACAAAAGGCTGTACCAACCGAAAAAGGTGTCTTTCGGCTGGTGGGCATCCGCCGGACCAAGCCCAAATCTTTTGAGGAGCAGCGGGTTATTGTTCTGGTCGTTGATGAGAACGGCTTTCTGATGCCGAACGTCCGGGTCGCCTTCTCTTACAGCACGGCTGACGGGTACGTGCTCACCCCCGATTTTCTGTGGAGTCCGCCCCCGCCCAGCAAAGCCTTCATCGTGCCGACTGCCGGCAGCGGGCAGATTGACCAGGTGCAGGGCAGCGCGGTCAGGCCCGGCGAGCCGGGCGGGATCACGGTTTATATGCTTGAGCCGGAGTATTCCAGCGATGTGGTGACGGGGGCGGGCATGCTGGCCGATCACACCGGTCTGCACCTGATTTATCAACTTCGCCGCACGGGCATTGTGCCTTTGATGGAGCGGATCGCCAACCTTGAGGCGCGGGTGGTCGCGCTTGAAGCGTTACAAAATTAAACCAAAACATCTTGGAGGTCAACGATGTACCCAACTTTTGAGAACCCGGCAACTTTACCTACAGCCGATGGTGGTCAGGTCAGGCAGACGCAAGTTTCCAGGGAGTGCGTGGGGCTGGTCGAGCAAACCGAAATACTGATGAAGCTGATCAGTAGTCTTGAGGACCGGCTGCACCCTATCCTTCGGCCCCATCCCACGCCACCCAATGGACGTATTTCGGAGGAGGAAAAAAGGGAACCGCTGGCGGCCCACGCCGAGTTCCTGCGTGTCCGAAACGCCCAGTTGAATGCCGGTATCCACATTCTGGAAGGCATCCCTAACCGGCTGGAGCTATAAGCGATGAAACGCAACCGCAAAGCTGAAGCCTTGAGGGATCAGCGCCGGCTCAGCCGGCAGGAAGCCGAGCGCAAGCAGGTGGCAATTCTTCTGACCGAGATGGAGCAGGCGGCAAGCCAGGTGCTGGCCGAGCACTTCAGCTTCACCGAGGAGCAAATCGCCCAATTTCTTGAACTCCTGCGCGCCCGCTACCGCGACATCCAGGCCCAGCCGCCTATCTTTAGCCAGGAGAAGCGGCTGGGGGTGGCCGCGCAAAAGTTCGGCCTGGCCGCCTTGCAGATACTCATCGAGGCTTACGGGTTCACCCCGGAACTGGCCGACGCCTGGCTAAAGAAGCTGATCGAGCAGGGGCATAGGAATCGAGCAGGAGAGAAAAAATGAGCCGGTTTCTATGTATTAACAGGGGTGAATGGCAAAGCCGGGAAGGTGAGCCGGCCTTGTTCACCAGGCGGACATTATAAATGTAACTTAAGCTTTATTAAGTTACATTAACATAAGGATAACAAAATGGTAGCAGTCTTAACCAAAACCGACCCACTGGAAGCCCTGAAACGGGCCAATGCCAAGGAAAGCTACGAGTGGCTGGCTACCAACAGTCCAGACCATTTCGATGCAGTTACGGTAGCAATAGAGCAAGGCGTCACGCCGGATGACGTTTATAGAGCCGTATATCGTGATACCTATAGACACGAGATCGCCCACCGCTGCCGGCTGGCGGCCCGCTGGATGACCATCCAGGCTTCGTCGTGAGCGCTCAGCCGAACGGCCGGGCAGGCCGCGGCCGCGTAAGACTTTCAAACGCTCGTTTGGAATTCTAGCCAATGCCCGACCCCTTCGACGCAGCCCTTCGACTGGCTCAGGAGGAGCCTCAGGATGTACCCCTGATTGTCCAGCTCACCCGGCAATTCCAGGCTTCCCTTGACGCCAGAAATAGCGCGGCCATGCAGCAGATGGCCGCCGAGTGGCTCAAGGTCGAGGACCGGCTGCGTGCCGAGATCGAGCTTTTGGCCGCCGAGCTGGCCAGCCCACCTGGCCAGCCGCTCAAGCTCGACCCCGTGACCGAAATGGTGGTCAGGATGCGGGAGGCCGGCTACGCCCCGGACCGTATCCAGCAGCTTCTCGCCTCTCAGGGCATCTTCAAAATCCCCGACATCCCCCAGCCGCAGGCCAAGGAACTTAAAGCCTGGCAACTCGCCAAACTCCAGCGCTATGTCCGGCTGCTGGCCCAGGTGCAGCAGGAGATCGAGCGCTTCACGGGCCAGACCGCCACGCCGGTGATTGACCAACTGCTGGCCGATAGCGCCTTCGCCGGCCTCGAAGATGCCCTGACCCTCATCAATGCCACGATCACCGCGAGCGGCGGCAACGCCATTGACTTTGGCTTCGACCGGCTGGGCATCGAGGCGGTCCAGAATATCGTGGCTGTAGCTTCAGCCGGCAAGCCGCTCGGCGACCTGCTCCAGGCGGCCTACCCGCTGGCTGCCGGCGGGATCACGGATAGGCTGATCTACGGCACGGCTGCCGGCTGGAACCCGCGCAAGACGGCCAGGGCGATCATTAACGAGGGCCTGGCGCAGGGGCTGAATCATATTCTGCTTGTCGCGCGGGATCAGCAGGTAAGGAATTACCGCGAGGCCAGCCGGCAGCAGTATCTAAAAAGCGGGGTCGTCCAGCAATATCGCCGGCTGGCGGCCAGGCAGTCGCGTTCGTGCCTGGCCTGCCTGGCCCTGGATGGCACGATCCAGGACGTGGCCGAACTTATGGCCCTACACCCCCAGGATAGATGCTCGATCATCCCTCTCGTCCCCGGCTTTGATCCTATTCCCACCGAAAGCGGCGAAGCCTGGTTCAATAGGCAGCCCGCCGAGGTGCAGCGGCGGATGATGGGGCCGGGTAGGTATAATGCCTGGAAAGCCGGCAAGTTCAAGTTCAATCAGTTAGCTACGATCAAGCCCAACGCTACCTGGGGGCCATCGGCGCAGGTAACGCCGCTTAAGGACCTGCTCAAGGGCCGGGGAGGATTTACCCCTGCTACACCACCTGAGCCGCAGCCTATTCCAACCCCCGGCCAGACGCAGCCGCTAACCGGCCCGGCTGCCCGCAAGCTGATCGAGGCGATGAGTCAGGAAAGCCAGTTGGCCCAGTACCGGACGCAGATTGCGGACCAGGAGCGATTGGCTGAGGCTGCCTTTAAGGCCGGTGACGTTGCCAGCGCGACGGCGCTCCTTGATCAATCAACCGAAGTCCTGGTGCAGCTCAGGCAGGCCGAGGAGGAGGTCAAGACGCGGATCCGGGAGAATTTGCTCTATGTCCAGACCCCGGCTACCTTCCAGGTCAATTTTGCCAGCCGGTTCAACAGAGAGCTAAAAGCCCGCTACCAGGTCGGCCTGGATGCTTTTGCCAGGATGGTCGGCTTAAGAACACTGGATGGCCAGACCGTCCAGGTCAAGGCCAGGCGCGGCGGTGGCCGGGCTTACTATGACCGGATGGCAATTGTTCTATCCAGGGGAACGGGTGAGCGGGTGGTCATCCATGAGGCCGGCCACTGGCTGGAAGACCTGGACCCGGAAGTGCATCGGAAGGCTCTGGAATTCTATGATCGCCGGACCCAGGGCGAGCAGGTGGAATGGCTGGGGCCGGGCTACAGCCGCTGGGAGGTAACTCGGCGGGACAAGTTCTTGAGCGATTATATGGGTAAAGAGTATAAGGATCGCCGGGGCGAACGGTACGCGACCGAGATTATTTCAATGGGGATGGAATATATGTGGGATGACCCGGTCCGACTGGCGACAGAAGACCCGGATTACTTTGACTTTATCTTTGAGGTGCTGCGGGGTTAGAGAATACGACCTTCCGGCTCTTCTGCCGGGGCCTCGGCAGCGACGATCACGCCGCCGAGCCGGCCCACCGCATCCTGGGCGGCGGTCAGGTCCGGGTTGGGGTCGGCACCGGAAGGGCCGGCGGGGTTGAGCATGGCGTTCAGTGCGGCCTCCAGCGACGGGTCGGCGCTGGTCCAGCGGTAATCGGTTATGGTGGCCTCAAGCGGGCCGATGCGGATGGTTGCGCTCACAAGTTTCCAGATATTCCCTTCCTGAGTAGTATATCATATCCCGATCCCCAAAATCAACTTTGAAACGCGCGTTGCAAAATAGGTTATTATGAGAGGCGGGTTAAAATGAGCGATGGACTTAACTTTGCAAAGCTGGCTGAAGCGTGGGACGCTATTTGCCCGCCGCCTTACTACGCAATCGGCGAATACATAGAGCCGGGCAAGGTGCTCTGGGTAAGCGAAGGCAGGCATTACCCGGAATACATCGTTTGCCACCCGGATGATCTTGAAATGTTTAAGCGCAATATCGTGGGCCGGCGACTGGCCCCCTTGCAGGATTGGCGGCCGGCGTAGGCTTCGGTCATGCTGCCAGTTCTGGCACCCGAACCTGCTCAGGAGTGATGGGTATCGCCTGCCCCTCCCATTTTGGGCCACAAGTGCCTGGGTTTTGCGGTACTCGTCGGCCTGAGCGATCAGGGTAAATTCTATCTCCCCGTGATTTTGACGGACAACCTCCTGGATTTCGGCCAGGCTAACCCTGAAGAATTCCTTGCGTAAGTTGACCTGGTTGATACGCCTGGAGTCGAAACAGTTGTGTAGCTTCGTCTCCAGGGTAGGCGCGTCCTCGCAGAAGATTAGGGCGTGAATGTCGAAGGGGAACGGCACGGAAGCGTCGCCCAACTCCTGGATGCGCTCCTCCGGCACAAGCCGGCGCGTCATCCCGATCTTGTATATATCCTCGCCAAAAGAGCCGATGTTTGAAATGATATAGACATGGCCTGATCGGGTCATCTGGGCGCGGGACATAGCCCGCTCTTTTTGCTCCTGGGCCTCTATTAGCCGCTGCTGAAGCAGCTCGATTTGTGCCTGTAGCTTGTCGTGTCTTGCTCCGGTGGCCTGCTCCATTTCAATGCGAGCCTGCTCTAGGGCCTCTTGATACCGCCGCTCTTCCTTCTCGGCATCCTGCTGCGCTTTTTCTATCTCGCGGCGAGCAATCTCTTCTTGCCGCATCTGCTCGCGGATCTGGCGCTGCTCTTCCTTCTCGGCGTATAGTTTCTCCTGGTATTCGTGGACCAGGTGCAATTCTTCGATCTTCAGGTCAAAATAGGCTTCATTGATCCAGCAGGTTTTGGTTTTGCCGAGTTTGTTGATGGCATCATATAGCGATTTAATGCGCTCTCCGATCCGCTGAATGTTGTCATATTTCACCTTCATAATCAGAGCATCGCACTCCCCGTTGAAGGCTCGCAGCATGAGCTTCATCTCTTCTTCAACCATCTTGCGGCCTTCCTTCTTGCTGCCGTGAACCGTCCATTCCGTGCCGCAAATGACGGCCTGTTTGGCCTGGATCATTTGCTTCTGGCGCTGGTGGATTTTATCTATTTCCAGCTTATATCGCTCGGAGGAGCCAAAGTCATATTTTGGTTCATATAAACCGTAGCTTTGAATGTCCAATTCACCATCCAGGCTTTTCAACTGGGCATTTAGCTCGGCAATAGCCTTTTTTGATCTTCACCCCTTCTTCTTTCAGCCGATCCTGTTCGGCCTTCAATTGTTCATTCTTTTCAGTCAACTTATTGCTGACACTTCTGATTTTGTCCTGCTCGGCCTCAAGGTCGCTAATACCCTTGTACCTGTGCAGCCGCTTCCTCATACCAAGAAGCTCGTACACCAACCAGCCGATAACGACCAGTGCCGCGATAAACAGTGCGGCTACAAAGAAAGCGATTAAAAAAGATTGCATATTAGACATTTTTTACGCTCCTACACGTGTCTAAAATGGCCTGAAGTGCCGGCTTCTTCCCCATCCTTATTATAAAATTGCCAGGTGTGTATTCGGTTTGAATCCACGTTCGATATATTTTCGGCGGGACTAAATTCCTACACCCTGCCACGTTAAGCCTGTTCAAAATCACCCTATTGCCAACTTCTGTGTCTTATGGTAAAATAAATCCAAGCGGCGGCCTCTGTGGGGGATTCGCCGTTTTTTTGTCCCCCAGGGAGATGCGACGAAGGACCCAACGGGCCGAATCTGGCCCGTAGAGGCCAAGTGCTAATGCCTGGAGAAGTCACGTGCCGGAATGGCTACTAAAGCTCGCTCGTCGTTTGATGGCCTTACCAGAGGGTCGCTATCAAATAACAGTGACTATCGGGCCGGGCAATTATTATGACTGCACAGTGACCGAACTCGGCAAAGTTGAGATTTTAGGCAAAAAGTAACTTTGCCTGGCCCGGCCACCATACCGGGTAACAGCACCAGGAACGTTAGATACACGGGGCTAAGACAACTGTCTTAGCCCCGTTTCTTTTTATCACTCAGGGAGTGCAACTATGTTCGTTCGCCAAAACTTACTGACCCGGCTCTTTTGGTTTCTTGTCCCGCTTCTGGCCATCTACCAAAGCGACCCGCCAGCCCTGCCGCCGGCTGCCCCACCCGCTCCCCCAGCCCCAGCCCCACCTACCTCCCCACCCGCCGACCCGGGTGCCGGCGTGCAGGCCCTGATCGCTCGCCACAACAACGACCTGATGCGGGTGATTGACCATCTGTACGGCGACAACTTTAGCCTGCGGGAAAAGAACCGGACCCTGAAGGAGCAGGTAAAGGACCTGGGAGAGAAAGCGCCGAAGGATGGCGCGGTGGTCCTGACCAAGGCCGAGGCCGATCTACTGGAGAGCTACAAGGCCCTCGGCGACATCGAAACGCTAAAGACCGCTCAAAGTGAGCGGGATCAATTCAAGGGAGAGCTAGGAGCGCTCCGCAAAGACGGCATCCTGCGGGACGTGGCCGAGGTTAGCTCATTCAAGTTCCCGGTACTCAAGACGCTGAGTGAGAACAAAGCGCTCAACGGCGAGACCGAACTTGAATTCGAGATCAAAGAAGTCGAGAAGGACGGCCAGAGAAAGAAGGTGGCCTTTGTCAAGAACGGCCCTTCGACAGGCTCAGGACAGGCTTCAGGCGAAGCCAAACCCCTGGCCGACTACGCCACCGAAAAGTGGGCCGACTTCCTGCCCTCGCTGCAAGCCCAGCCCCAGCCACAAACGAACGGCGTGCCGTATCCAAGCCAGACAACCGGCGGGCCGCCAGCGCCATCCAACGTCCTGGCCGACTTCAAGAAGCAGAGCCAGGAAGCCCGCGCGGCGCAGCCCAACCCATTGAATCCGGTAGTAGGTAGTAAGTAGTAGGGAGTAGGGGAATTTCCCCGTCTACCGTCTACCGTCTACCGTCTACCTCCCAAGAAGGAGATCTCCTATTATGACCCGACAGACCTTTTATGTTACCAAACCACCCTTTGTGGTTGATTCCAAATCCATTGACCGCAACAGCGGCCGGCAGATAGATTGGTCGGTCGTGCCCGATAGCTATCGGATGGGCGCGGTCAAGGTCGCGGCTGCGACCGTCGCCGATTCCGGCGCGACCACCATGGCCATTACGGCCATCACCGGCGCGATCCCCAGCGGTACGAACCTTTATTTCGGCCAGGCCGGCGAATTCGCCCGGCTGGCTGCTGCGGCGGCTGCCGGCGCGACCGCGCTGACCGTGGATGCCCTGGGCACCACGATTGAGAGCGGCGACGTGGCCTACTACCCCGGCACCGGGGCCAAGACCCTGCCTGCCGGCAAGCTCCTGGTCGAATTGTCCAGTGGCAAGGTAGCCACTCGCGCTGAACGGCCCGGTTCTGAGGCGGCCTTTGGGTTTCTCGAAACCAACGCTATCGAGAACGAACCCAGCCACGCCCTGACCGGCTACGGCGTCATCGTCGGCGGGGTGCTGTTTGAGAACCTGCTGCCGGATGCGGCTGCCGGCACCACCGGCGCGCTGACCGATGCCTACAAGCAGGAGCTGGTCGGCAACACCTCCAACCCCAAGTCCACCGGCTTTGTCTTTGAACAATACGCCGATAACCGCAGTTAGCCAGGGGCTAAAGCAAAGAAAGATAAGGAGATAAACCATGAACTTCAATTTTGCTCAAGCCCTGGCCGCCCTGCCCCCAGACGCGGCTTTCCAGATCGCCAACGAGGCCCGGCCCCCGGCCAGCTACCTGTTTGCGACACTGCTGCCGGAGCGGCCGGTCTATGACTACCAGGCCAAGGCCGGCTCGATGACCGTGCGGACGACAATGGCCGGCCTGGCCGCGATGGACTCGCCCTATCCTGAAGGCGGACTGATCGAGGTCGAGACCTTCAGTGAGAATACTGCCAAGGTCGCCAACCGGGTCCGGCTGCCTGAAGCCGCGCTCCGCCAGCTTCAGAATATGGTCAAGGAGCTGATGCTCAGTAACCAGCCGACCCTGGAAGTCCTCCAGCGCGAGGCCCTCAACTTCGTGGACAAGCTCATCGTCCAGGCCCACCTGGACACCTTTGAGTGGCTGCGCGGCAAGGCTCTGGTGACTGGCGCAATCAATTGGACCTTCAACAAGAAGCAACTGTTGGTGGATTACGGCATTCCCTCGGCCAACCTGCTGACCAACCGGACCGGCAATGATGCCTACAGCGGCAGCGCCTCCAAGTTCTGGGACGATGTCCAGTCGGCCCGGCGCAAGCTCAAACGCGCCATCCGGGCGGCCATCGCCCACCCGGACACGATTGACGACATCGTGTACAACAGCGCTAACTCCATCTGGAATGCGAGCGAGGGCAGCGGCGGGGCGATCACCATCACCCGGCGCGCCGGCGGGCAGAGTACGGCAGACCGGGCCGAGGAGACCGAACTATACCGGATCACCCTGATCCCTTACGGCCTGGAAGGCGAGATCTTCGACCTGGCCAACCCCGGCCAGACCGTGACCGTGCCCTTCATGCCGCGCGGCAAGGTGCTCTTTATCGGCAACGAGGCCCGCCCCCGCTTCATCGTGGGCGAAGGCTCGACGCCGGAAGTGCAGAACGCGCTGGGCTACACCCACCTGGCCCCGACCGTCGAGGGCGGCGGACGGCCCGGACGCTGGAGCCGGGTCTACACGCCCGAAGCCGAGCCGTGGGCGCTGGAGGCTCAGGGAGTAAGTAATGGCCTCCCCGTGATCGAAAATGTTAATTTGATCGTGGTTAGTTCCACGGACATGAGTGCGTAAGTTTCAAAGAGGTGGCAGCCGCTCACAGTAGCGGCCGCCACCGCCTTAAAGCGTCCATTCTCACACCCCTAAAGGGTGTGCCAGGGGCAGGGAGAATTGTTATGGAGCAGACATTCAAGATCATGCTGGCCCGCTTCCCCGGCGGGGATGCCGAGCACCCGGCCGAGGTGAACTGGATCATCAACACCCTGCTGTTTTGCAAGGATGATCCGCGCATCGGCGGCCTGGAGCACTTCTTTCTCAACGACACGCCGGTGACGATGTCGCGCAACCGCTGCGTCCGCGAGGCGATTGCGAGGGGTGTGGACATCCTGCTCATGGTGGACAGCGACATGGGGCCGGACCTGGTCAATGCCGACCACTGGTTCTGGCCCAGTGCGCTGGATTTCATCGCCAGCCGCTGGCACATCGCGCCAACGATCATCGCCGCGCCCTACTGCGGCCCGCCGCCGCACGAGAATGTCTACATCTTCCGCTGGCGCAAGTACCAATCCGACCACGCCAACCCCGACTACAAGCTGGACCAGTTCACCCGCGAAGAGGCGGCGGAGCGCAAGGGCATCGAGGCCGTGGCTGCTCTGCCGACAGGACTTATCGCCATTGATATGCGGGTTTTTACCGGCTTCAAAGCAGGTGATGAGCTTCTCAGGCTCCCCACGCCCTGGTTCTACTACGAGTGGTCGGACGAGTATCAGAGCCACAAAGCCTCAACCGAGGACGTGACCTTTACCCGTGACGTGCACCTGCTCTTTGGCGCGCACGGCCTGGACACCGTCTTTGTGGATTGGGACGCCTGGGCGGTCCACTTCAAGACCAAGGGTGTGCCGAAGCCGGCGATGGTTGATCCCGGCGGGCTGGCCCGGCTATTCAAGCAGCGGGCCAGCGAAGTGGCCCGTAGGAGTGCCGGCCCAATGGGTCCCCAGGCGCTCGGTTCTGTGCCAGCAAACGGCCAGGAGCATGAGCCGCTCACGGTCAACGTTCCTGCCTTTATGCGACCGTAAACAGAAAGAGGTCCTTAAATGCCTAAAGTCAACCTAACCGGAACCTATGGCTATCGCAACCCGGCCACCCGCGAGATGGTTTACTACGGCCCCGGTATGGGGATTGAGGTACCGCAAGGGCTGGTAGATACCCTGGGGCTGGACGTGCTGCCGGAAGCCGAGGTCAAGGCTGCACCAGTCGCAGTTACCAACAAGGCGGGGCAGGAACCGGCGACCGCAGGGAGGGACGGCGATCTGCCCGAAGATTTTCCGGGCCGTAAGTTCCTGGTCCAGGCGGGCCATACCACCCTGGCCGATGTCAAAACGCTGTCCATTGACCAGCTCATTGAGGTGAGGGGCATCGGCACCCGGCTGGCCGAGCAAATCCTGCAAAAGGTGAATGAAGATGCTTAACAAAATTTTGTTTGCCCTGATCCTGATCCTACTTCTGGCTTTTCCGGCGATGGCCCAAGATGCCGACACGCCTCCGGCAACCGCAGCCGAGGGCTTGCAGTGGCTGGCTGCGGGCCTGGCCGCGCTGGCCGGCCTGCTGGCCTACGCTGTGACCGACGCCATAAAGCGCATCCCCTGGCTGAATGATGAGGAGAAATCAAAAATCTCCGGCCCGATGGCGAACCTGGTGGCGGCAGTGGTTTCGATTGCCAGCGGCTACCTGGTGGGTAGCTTTGGCCAGGTAGCCGGGTTCCTGGACGAGAGCGGCCTGTGGCAGGTGGTTGTCTTTGCCTGGCCGGCAGCCAAAGCCTGGTTTGAGGTCACGCCCCGGCATAACTATGTCGAGCTTCAATCGGTACTGGAAGAGGTCAGAGAGGTCGAAGCGTGGCCCTCGAACCAACAGTCCTGATCGAACCGCAGGGCCGGCTGCAGGCCGGCCTCTTTCCCGACGGCGACATTGTCACCAGGGTGACCGCCTGGCTGGCCACAGCCTACACCAAAGTTGGCGGGATCACGGGCAGCCTGCAAGATGCCGCCGCCACAGCTTACACCTATTACCTGGCCTACAGCCACGTGGCCGACCGGCTGGCGAATGAACCCAACAGCGTCAGTGTGGACAGCGCGGCCAATGTCAGCAAGGCGGTCGGCCAGGACCGGATCGCTTACTTCAGCCGGCTGGCCCAGAAGTATCTGGACGAGTACGAGGGCTATCTCTCGACCCCGGCCAACCCGGAGCGGCCCCGGTCAGGGTGGGTCAGAAACCAGCCGGTGTTTTAGGTAGTAGGTACGAAGTGGCCCGTAGAGGCCAGTAGGTAGTAAGTGTGTTCATCTCTAACGCGACCTTGCAGAGCCTAAGACAGATCCACCAATCGGCAATGATGGATGAGGCGGAGCTGTATAAGCGCTTCGTGGGCGGGCCGGACCAGTACAATATGCCGGAGCCGGACCGGTACACCTACCTGGCTACTCTACCCTGCGCCTTCCGGCCCTCTCCCGGCAGCAGCGCGGCCAGCTCGGAGGGGATGACCAGAAGCGAGGTACCGCTCCTGGACGGCCTGATCTCCTTCAACTTCGATGTCGAGCGCGCCCACGAGGTTGATTTGAGCAACTTCGACCGGGTCAAGATAGTGAAACTTCACGGTGAGCGGCTGGATAAACCGCTGCTGTTCGACCTGGCCGGGCCGGCGCGCCGGGATAATCTGGCCAATATTTTTCCGCTCAAGCGGGTGACTGAAAGGGAAGCCGAGGATGGATGAGAACAAGTGGCAGGTCATTGTGGCCGAGTGCGAGAAGTTGAGCGAGGCTACCGGCGCGAAGGTGCTGCCGCTTCAGCCACCGGCAGAAGGCCAGCCGGTGGGCCTGGAATGGGCCGACCCCTGGGTGCGCGAGGGGCGCTACCTGGACTGGCTGACCAGTTTTTTAATGCGGGTCAACGGCGCGCTTCAGCGCGAAGACCAGGAACCAGAGGCCGGGAGTAGATGACCGCCGAAGCCAAGGTCAACTGGTATGAGGACAAGGTCCGGCTGGTAATTGACGAAAAAACCGGCCAGACCCTGCTCAATGCCGCTTTTCGCATCGAGGAGCGGACCAAGGTCAATATCAACCAGGCTCCCGGCGCAAGTGGGCAAGGATTGATTGACACCAGCTTTATGCTCAACTCGACCTACGTGGTTGGGCCGAAGGTGAGTACCTATGACCAGGCGCTAAGGTCCGGGATGTACACCAACCGGGCCGGCGAAGAAGTCGAGCGCAACCTGGCCCCCCAGGCGGACCTGCCCAGGGATGCGGCAGCGCTGGTTGCCGTGGGGGCCGAATATGCCGTTTTTCAGGAGATCATCCATCACTTTTTCTTTCAGGCTATTGAGGATACCTCAAGGGAGCTTGGCGGACTGATCGAGAAATTTTGATGAGCGACCTGTAGTGAGCCTGTCGAATAGTGAGCCTGTCGAACTATGCGCGACACCGACGCGGCCCTGACCGCTTTTTTACTGGCCCGACCCGGCCTGACTGCCGTAGCCGGGCAGCGGATCCACGCCAGCCTTTACCTGCCGAAGGGCTATAAGCCGGATGATGGGCCGGCGCTCATTTTTAACCCGCGCGGCGGGGGGCAGGATTATTCCAGGCTGGTCCTGTCGCCATCGTACCAATTCAGAAGCTTTGGCCTGACCCAGGCCGAGGCCCGCCGGCTGGACCGGGCGCTTTACGATGCACTCAATGACGCGCAGTGCTATCCAATCAAGATGGCCCGGATGGAATCCATCGGCCAACTTTTTCAGGAACCGGACACAGGGTGGCCGTTCGTTCTGACATTTTATCGAATTGATTTCTGCAATTAGGTAGTAGGTAGTAGGTAGTAGGTAGTAGGGGTTTCCTGTACCCCAGGGGGGACCCAACGGGCCGAATCAGGCGAAGCGCTCTCTACCGTTCTACTGTCTACCGTCTACCGCCCAAGAAGGAGACCTACTATGGCACGAACAGCCTTATCTGTGCAAACCATCGTCCAGGGCGGGATGACGCCCAGTTACGTTGCGGCCAATACCGACGGCCACTCGTTTGTCAACAACGGCAATACCTACCTGGCGATCATCAACAACCATACCTCGGCCACCATGACGGCCACCATCGCCCACCCGGGCCAGATTGACGGCCTGGAGGTGGCCGACCAGGTGGTGTCGGTGGCCGGCGCCAGTACCAAGTACATTGGACCGTTTTCGGCCCGCTTCCACCAGCCGGGGACCAACGACGTGAACGTGGACGTGAGCTCGACCGCTGCCTCGGTCGGCGCGTTCAGGATCGGCTAGGAGGATCATATGGCTGTAGCAGACATCCTGATTACCCCGGTCTGGGTCTGGTCCAGTCCGGTTGGCACGCCCAGGCCCTACGAGAGCGTGGCCTACGGCGCTGCCTGGCCCGGCTGGAAGCGGCTGGGCTATACCAACAGCCCGCTGACCTCCAATCTGGAGCGAGAGCGAACCAACAAGATGGTCGAGCAGGCTATGAGCAAGGTCGGCAGCCAGGTGACCGGCGAAACGTTGACCTTTGAAACGGCCCTGGCCGAGTTCACCCTGGCCAACCTGCAACTGCTCTGGCCGGGTATACTGACGATCACGCCGGCAGCGGTCGGCCAGCCGGGAACCGAGCGGCTGGTTGGGGGCAACAAAGCCTGCCTTTCGACGCTCCAATGGGGCTTTGAGGGCCTGTACCAGAACGAGGATTGCAGCGTAAGTTTGCCGCTGCGCTTCTGGTGCATTGGTGAGGCCGAGATGGGCGGCCAGCTCGAATTCGGCAAGGCGACCCAGACGGGGCTGCCGCTCAGGGTCGAGGCCAGCTTCGACTTTGCTACCGGCCAGCTCTACGAGTGGTTCAAGGTGGTAGCCCCGGCGCTGTCCGCCTAGTTCTGAACGCTCTTTTTTAAATCAAGCCGGAGCCGGCCCTTTCCGGCCTCCGGCTTTTTAATTTCCTAAGAGGAGATACAAAGTGGCTGACGAACCAAAGGAAACAAAAGTTGTTCCAATCGAATACGCCGAGCTTGGGTTCGGCGAAAAAGTCTACCAGGTGCCGGCAGCGGGCCTGATCCGGTCAGAGACCTGGCGGGCCAGGCTGCAACAGGAGATCGATGCCCTGGTGGGCCTGCTCAAGGAGCAGGGCGGGATTTTTGAAAATATTGACCCGGGTAATCTGAAAGAAACCCTATCCGGCCTGAGCGCCATCGAGCTTGTGCCGGTAGTTGCTGCGGCGTTTGCCCAACTCAATGTCTCGATGTCGAGCCTGGGTGAGATCATCTGCCTGTATAGCCCTGATTTGGAAAGGGACCGGGATTACATCCTGGAGCACACCACGACCAGGCAGGCTATTGCCGCAGTGATGGAGATGGTCAAGTTTGAATTCCCTTTTGGTATGGTCTTCGGCCAGAACGGGAAGACGCCTGGCCCGCCGGCAGCTACGACGTTGCCGAACTCGCTTACGCGGCCTGGCAAATCCCGCCGCAGGAATTAGACCGGATGGACAGCCTGACCGTCCAGCGCCTGGTTTTCGCCTGGATGCGCCGCAAGCGATGGGAGAGCCGGCTGCTGGCCGGGGAGATAGCCGCTCTATTTACACCCCCCGGCGCAAAGCCGGCAGGACGCAACTCCGCTCCGGCCCGGACCGTGGGCAGGATCAGCGGCGGCGAAATGTTAGCGATGATGGGAGTAACGCTTTGATCACTTTTAACGCCCCTATCGGCCAATACCTCGACCCGGCGGGCCTGGAGCACCTACACCTGAGCCTGACCATCGGCCTGCCCCCCGACGCCTCCCTGCCCGAAGCGCCGGGCCGGACCTGCCTGCCGGGGATGCTTGAGCTGATGGGCGCGCGGGTGGGCGTGGAGGTGGGGGTGCAGCGGGGCGAGTTCTCGGCTTATCTGCTGGCCAACTGGCCGGGCAAGCTGTGGCTGGTGGACCCCTGGCAGGCGCAGGGGCCGGAGTATGTGGACGTGGCCAACGTATCGAATACTGAGCACGAGGCCAACTACCAGGCCACCCTGGAGGCGATGCGGCCCTTTGCCGGCCGCTACGACATCATCCGGGGCTACTCGGCCTGCGCTGCCGGCTTCTTTGAAGATAGCGCCCTGGATTTTGTTTACCTGGACGGCAACCACGGCTACGAAGCTGTGACCCTGGACCTGAACGCCTGGTGGCCCAAGCTCAGGGTCGGCGGGCTGCTGGCCGGCCACGATTTTTTAGATTACGACGGCCCGCTGGGGTCGTTCCGGGTCCGCCAGGCGGTGCTGGAGTTTGCTGCCGACCTATCCCCGGTTTCCCACGGGGAAAGGGAACGGCGGGTTTACGCCTCCCGCGAGCCGTGGCCGTCGCTGTGGTACATCGTGAAGTGATGAGTGGGTTAAACTTCGACATCTTCCAGGCCCCGGAGATCCGGGATCTGCTCAAGACCAAGGCTCACCTGCTACGGGCCGGCCTGTCGGCGGATCACGTGGTCATCGAGACCTTTAGCCAGATCGTGGCCGTCTACCGCCGCCGGGTTGGGTTGGAGACATTCCTGAGTCAGATGTTGGGCGAGATAGCCACAACTCCGATTCAGGACTGTCAACTGTACCGGGCCAGCGGCGAGCCGGTTGATACTCATGGCGCTCACGGCCAGCCGGTCCAAAGATTTATCGCCCGTGGCTTTTCTGATCGAAGCCTGCTGGCGGGCCTTCGGGTGGTGGCCGGCGGGCAAGAGCGGTATCTGTAATCTGGAAACGAGCGTTTGAAGTTTACAGCAAAGAGAGCTGACTGCCCTGAAAAGGGGTAATTTGTTTGGGATTGTGAATACGGGTCGTGCGCGTGATAGGTCTAAATGGTGTGCCGGTGTGAAGTTCGATGGAGGTCTTTAGGATAGTTTCGATATGACGGTACTCAGTATATGGAATACGAATCAGGATAAAGTTGTGATCCTGGGCAAATTTTGCCTTGATTGCATCGCGCCGTTGGGTTTCTTTTAGGTTCTCCCGTCCTCCATAAAATTCAAGGTCTTTAAAGTGATGAGGGCCATCGTATTCTACCAAAAATTGCAACTTGCCGATTCGAAAATAAAAATCAAATCGCAACATTCTTTTCTCTCGAAGAACACTAAAGCTTTTTTGGTGAACAAAATGAACTTTCCAGGATTTAAGCAGATAAAGGATACGTTGCTCTCCCTGAGAAGCAGAACACTTAGGGCAACCTTGACCTTGTCCAACATGATTTCCCGGTGTTTGCCAGAAGCTTCCGTGTTGAGAGCATATAATTTCAACCTTGACCTTTCCACGCCTATAGACAACTTTGGAATAATCGTACATGTCACCATGTATTCTCCGGGCTTCCTGGATAAAAACATCTTGCTTCTTGGTATTCTTTATACTTGCCTGATTTTTTCCACATCCAGGGCAACCATGTCCTTTAAGAAAATCGTGGGGACGTGCCCAAAAAGCCCCATGTTCATGGCAGATAATTTTCACCCTAAACTTATCGCCATTGTACATAACTTCAGAGTAATTATATCTATTCCCAAAAACAGCCATGCACCCTTTGATAAAGCTGTCCTGAGTCCTGATTCTGGTTTGCGCCCCCTTTTCCTTACCGCATTTAGGACAACCGGCTCCACGAAGATGGTTACTGGGCACTTGCCAAAAACTCCCATGTTTAGGGCAAACGATTTCAACCTTAATTTTATTGCCTCTGTATTTTATCTTAGAGTAATCATATTTGCTTGCGTGAATGGATTTAGATTCCTGAACAAAAGAATCGTGAGACCTCCTTTGTACTTTGGAACGCTGCTCGTTGGCACATATAGGGCAGCCATGACCCTTATGCCCCAGATGATCATGGGGTGTCTGCCAAAAACTTCCGTGCTGAGGGCAGATGATCTCGACCGGGATTCTGTTGTTCGTGTATTTCACATTGGAATAATCGTACCTATCTCCATGTACCTGTCTGGATTTTGCAATAAAGTCATCTCTGGTCATCTGTTTCGGCATATTTTTAACCCGTACAAAAAAGCACTCCTGACGTTGATTGCCTGATTGTTGCCACACAAGAGGAATCACGCCAGGGGTGCTCATCTGGAATAATAGCAAGCCCTAATTATTTCGGCAATTCTCTTGTGTGGCAACAATCATTATAGCACATTTGAGCTACGAATTTCAACTATTAAACGAGCGTTACGAAAAAGGTGATTCTTGGCACTTACATTGGGTGATTTAGTCGTTTTCCTTCGCGGGAATAGCGATCATTTAAATAAAAGCCTCGATTCCGCCGAGCAGAAGTCCCGCTCTGTGGCCGGCAACATCTCCGGCTTCTTTCAGAACGCCTTCTCCTTTATGACCGGACAGGTCATCACCAATGCCTTAAGTGGCATTGTGAATAGCCTGGGCGCGGTCAAAGACGCCATGATCGGCGGCAATACTGCCTTCGAACAATATGAAACTCAATTCGCTGTTCTTTTAGGCAATGCGGATTTGGCCCAAGCCCGCCTGCAAGAATTGGCTGAATTTGGACAGAGGACACCTTTTGAATTACCGGAACTAACACAGGCCGACCGCATTCTGCAATCCTTCGGCCTGCACGCCCCGGACGTTACCGCTCACTTCAAACAGATGGGCATTGACATCCGCACCATCACCGGGGATATCGCCGCCGGGACCGGCGCTTCCTTCCAGGAAATTGCCACCCTTATTGGCCGCTTCAGCGCCGGGGCCACCGGCGAGGCTATCCAGCGCTTCCAGGAACTGGGCATCACCACGCGGGCCGAGATGGCGGCGATGGGGGTTGAGTTCTCCAAATCAGGCGAACTAACCTCACCTCTGAATGAGGCTATGGACGTGGTGCTGCAACTGATGCAGCAGAAGTTCGGCGGGATGATGGAGGCCCAGAGCCAGACCCTGGGCGGGATGTGGTCTAATTTTCAGGACTGGGTCGGCAACGTGGCCCGGACCCTGGGCGAACCCATTTTCGACCGGCTCAAAGAGGGCCTGCAAGGCTTCCTGGAGCTGGTCCAACCCGGCTCGCCGGTAGATAACGCGGTCAAGGAATTTGCCAATACCATCCGCCTGAGCCTGGACCTGATCGGCACGTTATTTCAGGCCCTGACCGGCGGCGGCCTGGGCGCGACCATCGAGAGCTGGGCCACTTCCCTTGTCAGCGCCCTGGAGCGGGTCAACGCCTTCCTGCGCCAGCTCAAGGACGAAATCCTGGGGCTGACCGCTGGCGACATACTGGGCGAGCTGGGGCCGGGGCTGGACGCCTTAAACCAGCAGATGAACCAGTCCCTGGCCGACCTGTCCAACCGGCACAACCAGACCATCTCCAGCTTGCAATCCCAACTGACCAATGCCGCCGATAAGTTGGGCCAGGACCTGGCCGCGATCAACGAGAAGTACGCCGATAAGATCGCCGATCTACAGGAGCGCCTGGTTGAGACGGCGGAGAGTTTTAGCGAACGGCTGAACGACCTGGCCGAAGCGCACGGCAAGCGCCGGGCCAAACTGGAAGAGCAGATCGCCAAAGCCGTTGCTGACCGGGAAGAAAAGCTGACCGAGCTGAAGGCCGAGCACGAGCGCCGGCGGCGGCAGCTCTCGACCGACCTGATGCTGGCCGAGAGCGAAGAGGAATATCTGCGCATCCAGGCCCAAATGCGGACCGAGGATGAAAAGTACGCCGAGCAAAAGAGCAAGGCCGAGAAGGCCGGCGACGAGCAGATTAGCGAGCTTCAGGCCCGGCTGGCCGAAGAGGACGCCGAGTACGCCAAGCAGGAGGCCCGGCTTAAGGCGCAGCGCGATAAGGCCCTGGCCGATCTGAACGAACAACTGAGCAAGGTTGAAGCCGCCAAGGCCAAAGAAGTGGCCGAGGTCCAGAAGGCTTATGACCAGCAAGTGGCTGCGCTCAACGCCAAGATCGCCGCCGAGAATGCGGCCTACGCCCAGCAGCAGGAAGAGATCAGGGCGATGTACGCCCAGCGCATGGCCGATTTCGAGGCGGAAATTAACGCCCGTGCGGCGGCCATCGGCCAGGGGCCGGCGGCCCAGGTCGGGGCGATGATCCGGGACTGGATTGCCCGCTTTGATGAATTCAAGGCCAGTGCGGCGGCAGCCTGGGCTGAGGTCCAGCGGATCGTCGGCATCTTCCAGGAGCAGGGCCTTGGCGCGGGCCTGAGCGCCCTGGTAGAGCTAGCCACCCAGAAGCTGAACGACTTGACTACAGCCATCAACACCTGGGTCGCCGATCCGGCAGTGGTCGAGCAGTTCCGCACCTGGGGCCGCAACGCCGGGCAGGCCCTGGTAGATGGGATTGTGTCGCTCTTGACGGGGGAGGGCACCCAGAGCCTGGCCGGGGGTCTTTCCTCGGCCCTGCTGGGTGCCTGGGTCGCGATCAATACCCTGCCGATTGAGCTGGCAACCTACTTTGTGGAGGGCTTTATCGGGGCCGTGACCTCGGAGGAATCGGTCGAGCGGCTCAAGACCAGCATCGGTTCGGCCTTGCAGCAGGCCAGTGAGTGGTGGGGTCGGACCCTGGCCGAGTGGGCCGACAGCATCGCCGTGTGGCTGGCCGAGACCGCCGAGCGCTGGGGCAATGTTCTGACAGAGTTCAATTGGGGCAGCGTGGCCCAGAGCGTGGTGGATGGGGTCGGCGGGCCGTTATTATCCGGCTTAAGGGACCTGGCTTCTCAGGCCGCGGACGCCCTGCGCGGTATGGCCCAGCAGGGGATGGAGGCGATAGACGCCAACTCGCCCAGCAAGCTGTGGATGCCGGTCGGTGAAGCGATGCCCGCCGGCGCCAGCGTGGGTTTTGAGAAAGGCTTGCCCGGTTTGCGCCAGACCATTGCCAAGAGTATGGAAGGGCTGGTCCCGCCGGCCAACCCGGCTTCGGCCTCGGCTATCGGCGGCTGGGTAACGAACAATATCAGCCTGCTTCAAACTAATAATCTACCCCAGGCCCCGGCGGGCTTTGACCGGCAGGGTCTGATGAACGACATTCAGCAGCAAACGCTGAATTTGCTGGAGCGGGTTTACACAACGGAGAGTTGAAATGAGCTATCCCCAGTACAGCATCGGCCTGACCTATCCGCCCCAGAGTTTTGCCGCCTACAATCCCCCTATCCCCTGGCCGATGAAGTCCACGCCAGAGCTATATTCCGTTACCTTCCCTAGAGGCGACGGGACAATTTTCGGCGGGGGCTTTCCCTATACAACCCTCGTATTTCAATTTATTGACCAGGGTTCATTGAACCACCTGCTGAACCTCCTCACTATTGGCGGCGTTTTACACAAGTCTCGCTCCGGCATCTACCTCAAAACCCTTACCCCGGAAGATCAATCGCAGTTTGCAGTTTATACGACCATAATGATGCTGCCCGACAAACTGGCCGACTACCGGCAGCCGGGTGGTTTTTATGCGGGCGTGCCTTTTGAATTTCGCCACCTTGAGCCATACCCCTGAGCTGACCAATGGCCGATTTACTGACCAGCGACCAGAAGACCAAGCAGCGTAGCGACGGCCACCGCAGTAAGTTCTACTTGTCCGTGGCCAGGCCGGTTGTTCTACTGACTGCGACGGTCAACAACGGCTCGATTGCGATGGGCGCGACGACCATTGCCGTGGACAATGGTACCTCGATTGACCCGGCCCGCATCCGGGACAATACCATGTTGCACGTGGTCACGGCCTACGGTGTGTACAAGGTGCGGATCATGTCGGCCTCGTTGTCCGGGTCAAACCCCAACCGGACCGGCACAATCGAGACGGACTGCAACTCGATTCCGTGGGCCGACAACCAGACGGTCACGGTCTACGAGATGTTCGAGCCGTGCGTCATCCCGCCCACGTTTGACGCTACGACCGGCATCTCGACCAAGCGCCGGCAGACCTTCGCCGGCCAGACCGCGCAGCCCGGCCCTATCTGCAAGGCCGGCGTCCACCGGGCCGGCTTTGTCGAGGGCAGCCTGGTCTTTACCTTGAACGGCGTAGCTGAGGCGATGGCTCCGGGCGCGACCATCGTCTCGTGGGCCTGGTCCGCGACCATCGGCGCGATTGCTGCTCCGACCAGCCAGAATACGACCCTGACCCTGAACGCGCCGGGCGAGGGCTGGCTGTTTTTGACCGTGACCGATTCCAACGGCAAGACGCACACGGCGGTCCGCCACGTCTGGGGCCACGACCCGGACCCGGAGTCCGCCGACTACCCGTATAGCGACTTCTCAGTCGGCCAGATTTCGCTGACCTTCGACGGCGGGATGCAAATCCCGATCAAGGTGACCGGCGTGGCCGACTTCACCGAGTTCGTGGACGGGGCGCTGGTCATGCTCTGGCGCGAGAGCTGGTTCGGCAGCGAGGCCGGCGCGATCAGCTTCATCACGAACGGCGCGGAGCAGTTGTTCCTGGGCTACATCGCCAAGGATACGATTGTGACCGACTCGGAGCACGGCACGGTCTCGTTTGAGGCCCACGCCATGCCGGGCGTCATGAAGACCATGAATATGCAGGCGCTCAGTATCCACGCCGAGAGCACCTTGCAGTATTGGTTCCAGATGCCGACGTTTATGACCATGCGCCACATGCTGTACTGGCTGCTTTACTGGCATAGCAATGTCCTGGAGCTGACCGACTGGTTCCTGCCGGCCAGCACAATCAAGAAAAAGTTATTCTCGTTCAACGAGGGATCGCTCTACAGCCAGGCCCAGGACTGCGCCGGCAAGTTGTTGGCCCAGATCGGCTGCGACTGGGCGGGCCGTATGTTCGTCGAGCAGGATGTCCAACTCCTGCCGACTGTGGCCGAACGGGATGCCATCGAGGTTGTCAGCGACATTACCAGCCGGGACTGGCGGGGCGAGCAGACCATCATCCGCCGCCAGCACAATGAAGCGGCAAAAGTCGAGGTCAAGGGCTTCGCCTTCGACGGGGTGAATGTCATCCCGCACTGTTCGGTCGCCCCGTCCCGTATCCCGGCCACTCGCGGCAGCAAGCGCAGCGTGGATGGCCTGATGGTGGTAAACCAGCTCTATACCGACCAGCTCGCGGGCCGGCTGTACGGCAAGGCCAACAACGAGTACGAGGATGTCAGGATGCCGTTCGCCGGGGATTACTCGGTCTGCTGCCCGTTCCCGCAGCGTTGGTGGCGCATGAGCCTGGCAGCCGGCGACACCGGGCGCGGGATCACCGAGACCGACCTGCGCATGCTGCCCAGAGTGGTCAACCTGGAGCTGGACATGGAGAACGGCTGCGTCATCGCCGACGCGGTTTTTGAGCCAGAGGTCAATGTCCCGGACGGAATCGCCGTGACCTGCCCGGGTACCGGCGACGACCCGCCCGCAGCCAGTCCGCCCTGGCCGCCGACCCCGCCTCCCGGTGGTGGCGGTTCAATCGGCTTGCCGGCGTTGCTCACCTTCAGCAGCGCCCAGTACCGCGATGACAACGCCGCCGAGTGGAGCGAGTGGAACGCCGCCGTGGCCACAGGCGGGTATGTTGACCCGTTCTGGAAGCAGAAGCAGGGATCGGCCAACCCGGCCCAGGCCCTGGCCTGGATGAACACCGATGCCGCCACGATCAGCCAGGTCACGGCCAGCGGGATCACGCCCCGGCAGCCGGCCACGGACCCGCCGAACAGTTGGGGCGACGATCCGGCCCCGACCATCGAGGAGTGCCACATCGTCCGCAGCATCGGCAGCCGCTTTGTCCAGAATAAGCATTATGCCCTGGTTGGCTTTACCAACGGCTCGAATGAGTGGCGCGGCTGGCTCGCCGTGACCGAGAACGACTGGCAGGACGTTGAGTGGGTGACCCTGTTTGAGGGCGGCAACGGCGAGACCCGGCCTTTGTGGCTGGCCGAGGATGGGCAGGACGGCTCGCTGCTGTACGTGACCGTCTGGCAGGATGGGACGCTGTATCTGGACAGGTGGACCACGGCCACCATGACCCTGACCGCCTCGGTTGACCTGGGTGACGTGGCCGACATCGCCGACATAGATGCCTTTGTCTGGTGGGCCGGTGTGGCAACTGCGCCCGGAGACAAGAACCTGGTCTTTGTTTTTGGCCGGTTGAACGACCCGGCTGGCCTGGGAACGCAGCATATCGTCAAGAGCCAGAATGGAGGAGCGACGTTGCAAAGCGTGATTGGCAATTGGGGCAGCGACTATTGTGCTGATTTTCACGTCAGCGAGACTTCGGGCGGCAACCGCAAGTGGTATGCCGTCCGGGTAGCGGCAGGGAACTGATCAAGATGGCTGATTTCAACACGTTAGTCACAGATGTTTTTAGCGGCAGCACGCCGGTCTCCAACGGGGTGGACAAGCTGTACAACGTATCCGGCAAGACGGTCCAGGAGTGGGATTTGGCGACCGGCCTCTCGACGTCGCTGGACCAGGTGGGAGACGACAACGACGGCCTGGCCTTCGTGGCCTGGTTTAAGGGGGCGTTGTACGCCCTCTGGACCGACGAAAGCCCGTTCGATGTAGGCATTTCGGTCTGGGACGGCGACTCGTGGAGCCGCGTCTGGACGCCCGACCCGGCCATCAATAGCGCGTTAGCTACGGGTATCTGGGCTACGGCCAGCCAATTAGTAGCCCTGCCCGGCGCTTACGAGAACCCCGGCTCGGTCCGGCAGGGCTGCGTCTATTCGTCGAACGGCAGCAGTTGGAGCCAGGGGACGGTGGAGGGCGACAGTGGCTTGATCTTGATACCGGACGGCCCGGTGCTGACCCACGACTCGATTTATCTGAAAGGGTCGTCGGAACACCTGAACCCGCTGGCCGACGCGCACCTGTACCGCTGGAGCGGCAGCGACTGGGTGAACGTGGTGGACAGCTTTGGCTCGATGTTCAGCGGCACACCGTATCCGTATCTGATCGCGGTGAGTTGGGACAAGTTCTGGCGCTTTGAGGCGGCCACGCCGGAGACCCGCTACGCCGAGACTGTCACCGGGAGCTGGACGACGACGCCCGACAACGAGTCGGCCTTGACCATGCTGCCGGTCTACCAGATCAACATGCCCCGAACGTATGGCGCGGCCTCCGGCTTCAGCTTCTTGCAGGCGTGGCTGGACGATACCGAGGAGTGGGAAGCCGGCGTGTTTGACACCTGGGTGTTGGCGACTTACGGCAGCAACGTCCAGTTTCTGGTCAGGGTGGCCAGCGGTGATGTCTACATGGGCGTCCAGAAGGCCAGCCCATTTGCCTACAACCTGCTGAAGCGCAGCGCCCCGTTACCGTTCTCGGAGGACCCGAACGTGAGCAAGTTCTACCAGGGCGTCGAGGGCCTGACCTTACGCTCCAGCCTGCCGTTCAAGAGCGTCCGGCCCGGCAACATGGCCGTGCGCGGCGACGGCAAGGTGGCCATCGGCAACGGCGGCGGGACCGGGCCGGCTGTGGTGACCGGCCAGGCCGGCGACAACTACGCCACGTGGACCGACAGGACCGGCAATCATCCCGCCCTGACAAATGGGGTGGTCTGGATCAACGGTGAGTAATGGATATTAGAGACGTAAGAAAGGCCAGGCAGCGGCATGAGCGGCAGTTCGCCCAGGAGACGGTCGTCTTCAACGGCGACACGGTGGCCCTGAACGGCACGACCGCCGTCATCGGGGTGCCGAACCACGTCTACGTGCAGCCGTGGGAAGGCGGCGACCCGTTTGCCGTCTTTAACCGCAACGTCAAGGCCAACCGGCCCAGAGTGGCCGTCCAGGTCGGTTTCGCGCCGTATTCCTCGGTGTTGGAGATTTTGAGGACGGTCATTGACACGTCCTACCTGATCGAGGCCATCGAGGGCCTGGATGTCGGGCCGCATGCCGGCAGCCACCGGGTAGACGGCGACGACCCGCTGTTTGTTGAGGAGCGAGCTATCCTGTCGCTCCTGACCTACCCGACCGGCCAGGAGGCCATCGAGGTCCACGTCTCCAATTATGGCTATTGGGCTGATAGCGGGGTCTGGCAGGTCTTTCCAGGCTACCAGAATTTTAGCCTGGCCGCGTACCAGCCGGGTTCAGGCTCCCTGCTGGCCCTGGTGTACCTGGACCTGACCACGAACACGCTCGGCGTGGCCGTGGGCGAGACGATTGCCCAGGACACCCTGGCCATCATCCCCCCACCGCCCGGCTTGCCGGCGACCCCTGGGAGTGCCACGCCGAGCGCCTTTGTCCGGCTGCGGGCCAGCGCGACCGAGATAGGATGGGGTGAGATTTTTGGAGCGCGGGACATTCTGTCTACGTCGGGCCGGCTGCTGACGCTGCGCCAGGATATGATAGAGCTGCTGGCTTCACAGGAAAATGAATTTGATTTGGCCCTGACGGCGCATGCCGTAAACGGCTGGTAAGGAGAGGCATTTATGTACGGAAACACCGGGCCGGGAGACGGAACCGGCACAAGTAAGTTCGTCCGGGTCAACAGCCGGGGCGAGCTGATGGATGGCCGGGTGGCCGAGTTGCAGTCCGAGGAGACGCTAAACGACAGCGACAAAACGCTGACGGTGCCGGCAGGCTCCGAGTGGGAGGTGCTGTCCATTTACGTCGAGTTGGTGACCACGGCCACCGTGGGCAACCGGCAGATGGCAATCTATTTCACGGATGAGGCGGATGACATCATCGGCCAGGTGCGGGCCGGGGCGGTGCAGGCGGCCAGCCTGACCCGCTTTTACCAGTTTGCAGCCGGCTTGCCGGATTTGGCCGCGTTCCGGGACACCGACTGGCTTTCGACCCCGCTGCCGGCTGGCCTGGTCCTGCCGGCTGGCTACAAGATCAGGGTTTTTGATAAGGCGGCCATAGACGCGGCGGCGGACGATATGGATGTCCAGGTGATGGTCAAGGAGAGGCTGGTACCGTAATGGCGCAGTTGATCCATGCCCGTAGCCTGTATATCGGCACGTCCGCCGAGCGCACAGCGACCACGCCGCCCGCCGACGCGGCTGGCCTGGGTTGGTGGGACACCGACCAGGAGACGATGTACTTCTGGTCCGGCACGGCCTGGGAGGCCGGAAGCGGGATTGGCGGTCAGACGCCGCCAGCACTCAAGATTTGGATAAGTAGGAATTTCAGGTGAGGTGAAGTATGCCAGCAAATATTGATCCAATTTTTACGCTGACGCCGGTCATCGGCATGGCCGCGTTCGATTCGGCCAACACGAACCGGGACGGCTCCGGGACGTTGGCCGACCTGGTGACCGGGGCAACCAATGGGACGTTGGTCGAGTACGTTGTTTTCAAGGCCACTGTCTCGACCACGGCGGGTATGATTCGGCTGTTTATCCATGACGGTACGAACAACAGGCTGCTGGATGAGCTAGAGGTAGACGCCATCACCGTCAGCGCCACGCAGAAGGCTTGGAAGGGTATCTATTACCCCGACTGGTCGCTGGTGCTGCCGGTCAACCATATATTGAGGGTTGCCACGCACATAGGCGAGATGTTCCACGCCGTCGCCTTTGGAGGCAATTACTGATGACCAGGATGCCGGTGCTGCGCGGCCAGAAACAGCACGTGCAGTCGTTCTCGTACAACCGCAAAGAGGTCTACGAGCCGAGCAGCGAGATCGTCATTGACAGGTCCTCGCACCATGCTCACTTCAATGACCTGCTGGCGGCGATTTTGTGGAAAAAGGCGCATTTGCCGCAGCACCAGGTTGTGTTTCGCCTGGGGCCGGGCGAATGGATTTTCAACGGCAGCATTGCTCTGCCTGGAATCAGCCTCAAGGGCAGCGGCAGAGGCGTGACGATTATCAGGCTGTTCAAGGGAGCTATGAGTATCCTGGTCAATCCTGAGATCAGCCAGGACGCGGAGACTGGCATTGTCCTGTCCGACTTTTCGCTGTATGTAGAAGATTCGGTGTCTACAATTCTGGCGCTTGGGATGGCTATTTCGGGTGGAGCGACCAAAACCGTATTATGTCACAACGTTGATCTGAACCTGGCGGTCGGCGCTGCGGCCTCGGCCTACGGGTTTTATAATGTCGCCAATCAAGTGACGTTGATGCTGGATAACTGCTCTGCCATCGAGGGCGGGGCCGGCACAACGGGAGCAGCCGTATACGAGAGCGGCCTGGCCTGCCATATTATTGGCGGCGGGCTGTACAGCGGCGACAATTATGTTGCGGTGGCCGATGGCTCGCAGATTTATGTCAGGAATTTTCCGATCACGGCGGGGCAATCTTTCAATGCCATTAACAGTGGCGCAGTCAATTGGGAGTGGCTGCAAAACACCACCAGGCAATTGATTGCCAGAGTCACGACTGACCCGGTTGGTCATCACCACAGCCAATTGTTCGAGTCGGATGGCGGCGCGGTGGCGATGGAGACTGACGCAGCCGGCAACGTGACGGTCGAGGGTACGAGGAATCTAAGTATCGCCGGTGGCGACCTGTACATTGCCGGGGACGAGGCCGGGGTAAAGCAGCGAGTGACCAATGTTTTTCAATCCGGCATCACCGACCATTTCGATGGTGGCAGCGTGAGCGGATTTACCTGGGCAGCTTATGCGGGTTTTGGAACGCCGACGAATATTGAGGCAACGACGTATCCGAGCATCGCGTTGTTTCATGCCACCAATACAAATCGTTCATTTGGTTACGTCGCCACGAGCGGAACGTCTATTATCGCCCGCCTGTCATCTACACTGGACGTTCGTTCAGGTATCCGAATTGACGATGCCAGTAATAGCAACTACGCCGAGTTTTTTATGGAAGCGCCGGGGTTTGGTTCGGCCACCCTGCTGAGGTATAGATATGCAGTAGGCGGGGCCGTGACCGGGCCAACGACTCTGTTCACACTCCCGCTCAATGTGTTTCTAATTTTGCAACTGAACCGGCAGGGGACGAATTGGTTGGGGTTTTACTCGACCGACATACCTCAGCTTGGCGCGGCGGTGGTGATACCGCTCAACGTGGCTGCGAGCAGGTTAGGGATTTATCACGAAAATCTGACCGCAAGCGGCGGGCCTGCAAGGGCCACCATTGTAGATTGGTACAAGGTATAACATGGCGAAATTGTTAAGCGCCAGAAATAATTTGAATGAGCTACGCTTGCCGGGGCTGGTTGGAATTGGTGGACAGCGCCGAGCAGCTCGTGATTGAGTTTTGGCGGTGGGACGGGCTAAAGACATGGGTGTTTGGGGTTTAGATGGGCACGATCCTGTTTGCGGGCAAACGGGGCGAACCAAAAAAGACCTTATCGGGTGGGACATGATAAGGGCTTTTTTGGTTTTTAGTCCGCCGCCGCCCGTCCGAGCGCCGACCTCAGTCTACCCAGGCTAATGTGCCGCGCCGTTGTGTCAAAGGCGCAGCCGGTCTCTGCAACGAGCTGATGGCGCATTTGCCAGATCACCTCAAGCTGCCGGCGTTTGCCGCTCTCCAAAATGACCGGGTCAGCCTGGCGCATAATGCGCTCGGCGGCGGCGCCGATGATTTGATTACGTTCCCAGTTGTCGGCCATTTTTGTCTCCCGGCTCAACGGTAACTTTGATTTCGTCGTTTTTCCAGGCCGTCAAAAATTGGCTCAGTCCCTCAAAGCCTAGCCCCTGGGCCAGCCGGTCCAATTCTTCGTTGCGCCGGTTCACCCGCTCGGTGCGGGTGGCATCGTGGAGGCGGTTGTAACGACGCCGCGCCCAGAGTGTAATATCAAACGATTCGCCCTTGCTCTGAGCTTCTTCCCGGTCAATGTTGGCGTCCGGGTAGCACTCATCCCGGCATAGCAGCACCGGGCCGAGGCCGATTACTAAATTTGTTTCCTTTCCGCAAGCCTGACAGCGTTTCATGGTGGTCCTTTCTGCCGGTTATTATGGCCCACCGGCGGGGGCGTAATGTTTTGGTAATCAGTCCCAATAAATCCGGGTTGCCTCGTCGTAATCATAGGTGTCAAGTTCACGATATTCGCCCTTTACAGCTTTAAATTCCCAGTACACCGTGCAGTCATTCCCGGCCTCATCGTGCCCTGGAGCAGACATCTCAAAGTAGTAGGTGTCCCCTTCCTCGGCCTCGTGATAGGGCAGGTAAGGCATTAAGCAGCCTGTAATCTCGGCCTGACCATCCAGTATGATGGTTTTGCCTTCGCATTGGGTGGTTCCGTAATTAGACATTTTGTATCTCCTTTAAGAATTGGGTTGATTTAATTACCGTTTATTAACGGTGTAATCTCAGTATACACCCGTTTATAAACGGTGTCAAGGGGTTTTTTGATGAGTTTCAAAATCTTTAAGGTTCAAATCCCTTCGTTTGTGGGGAACGCCAACGCGCCCAACTTGTGACCCAAAAGGGCGAAAGTGATTTGATGCTGATTGACGGTCACTTCTACCTCTTTGCCACGTGTGAAGTGGCAGAGGATTCGCCCTTCCAACCCTCTGAATATCTTGGGTGCGACCTGGGTATCAAAAACATCTTGACCGATAGCACCGGCAAGCCCTACGCCGGAAATCACCTTAATAGCCTTCGCAAGCGTCACGCCAAACTCAGAGCCAAGTTGCAAAGCAAGGGTACTAAATCGGCCCGTCGCTTGCTCAAAAAACGCCGCCGCAAAGAGCAAAGAATGGCGGCCCACAAAAACCACGAAATTTCCAAGCAGGTTGTTGAAAAGGCCAAAAGGCACTCTATGGGAATAGCCCTTGAAGATTTGAAGGGCATCCGTCAAAGAGTAACGGTTAGAAAAGGCCAGCGGAGACAACATCACGCTTGGGCGTTTCACGATTTGCGCCAAAAGATTGAATACAAGGCGCGTTTGGCCGGTGTGCCGGTGGTTTTGGTTGACCCGCGCAACACGTCCAAAACCTGTCAAGTCTGCGGTTGTGTTGATAGTCGTAACCGTCCTAATCAAGAGACTTTCCTGTGCATTAGCTGTGGTTTCTCTGCCCACGCTGATTGCAACGCTGCGGTCAATATTGGCCGTAGGGCGCAAGTCAACGCGCCAAACATCTCAACCCCCGTCGCCATTGGTAGCTCTAATCTGAGCATGGCGATGGTCGGTTAGGGACAAGCCCCCGACATATTGTCGGGGGTAGTTGACCGTATCTTTTCCCGCACCGAGGACAGAGAAATAACGAAGTCAGATGGCAGTTGCACGTGGGACAATGCCAGGGGTGCCCGGTGAGGCTTTCGTCCAGGGCTGAATTATCAACGCCGGGGCAAAACAGCAAATCCGGCCCGGTCACAACTGTACCCCCAGACTTTTGAGCGCCCGTTTGAAACTCTCCGGCTCCCCCTCGGCATAGTTCGCCAGCCGCAGCAGGACCGCCGCCCGCAGCCGGGCCGGCAGCAGCCGGCGGATGCGAGCCACGTCGTCCGGGCTGATCTCGGTACCGAGGTACAGGGAGCGCCGGGTGGCGTCTCTGGCGCTCTCCAGGTTGGGCCTGCGGCCTGTCCGGCCTGCCGGGCGCTCTATCCGCTGGAAGGCTTTGACACTTTCGGGATCCACCTGCCAACGGCCCCGGTCGTCCTGCTGGCCGGTGAGCAGGCCGGTCTTCTTGAGGTGGTGCAATATGGTCGTGTATTCAAGGCCGAGGATGTCGGCGGCTTCTTTAGGGGTCATCTGTGTCCCTCGCGCAATTCCATAGGAAATAACAACTCTGTCGCCGCGACATAGCCCGGCCTGGGATAGGCGATCAGGCCCAACGACCGCAACTTGCCCAGGTTGTTGGTGTAGCCGCTTGAGGTGGGGGATTGGCCGGCCGCCTGGGCCAGGCCAGTTTTGTCCACTTCATCAGGATAACGCTCGACCAGTGCCTGCAAAATTCTGGCCTGGGGATTGGATAGCCGGGTATACCATGCTTGATGCAGGTCATCCAGGGAACTGATCGGTATCTCGACCTGGGCCAGTTGCCGGCCTGGTGCGGTCAAGACGACCAGATTTGGCCCAGGGTAAGCAATCAGGCCCAGGCTGCGCAGCCGGCCCAGGTTGTTGGTATAGCCGCTTGAGGTGGGCGATTGATCGCTCCAGACGGCCAGGTTATGGCGGGCTACCGACCGCAGGCCCAGGGTCTCAAAGGCGGCCAGGGCATTCAGGATTCGCTGCTGCGGCAATGATAGTCCCTCCTGTAAAACGGGTCGCTCTCCATCTCCATTGGAAGAAACAGCGGGCGGATTCCCGTGCTGTTTTATGGGCGGCAAAAGTGCGGGTACCGGCAGGGGCCGGTTCACTGCCAGCGCCAGAGCGGCCTTAAGATCACCGGCGATCTTCGCCACAGTTTCGCCGGTGCGGGCCAGATTATCAATGGCCTCTCCAAGCTGCTCGATCTGATCCTCCTTCAGGACCGGCACTTCAAGGTGCTCGACAATCTTCTCGACCTTCGTCTCAGCGGGCCGGCCCCGCAGTTCCTTTTCCAGTTCGGCGATACGCCGGCGCAGCTCGCGGGGATCGTCGGACCTGGCGCGCTCGGTGGTGGCGGCCAGGCGCTCACGCAGCTTCTCAATATCCACTTCGGCCAGCCGCCGGGGGGCTTGAATTTTTGCGCCAACCTTCGGGGTGGCCGAACTGTCAAAGGTTTCCCGCCAGCGTATTTGCACCCGCTCAAACACATCCAGCCAGCCAGGCGACCAGAACCAGGCCGTGCCGATGGGCAGAGAGGGGAGCGAGGTCATTAGCTCCTCGCGCTGGGCAGGCTCGCCGTGTACCCTGATCCAGGCGTCAATAGCCTCCCGATCCTGCGGGGCAATGGTGCGTAGAGTAACCAAAACTTCAGCCTGAGTGAGCACGTCTTTGTTCAAAACAGCAGCTCGCTGGGTGACCAGGGTAATACCCAGGCCGCGCGCCCGGCCGCGGCGGACCAAATCCTCAACCGCGCCCAGAAGCCGCTCCTGGCCCTTCATGGGGCGCTGTGGCGCGAAAGCGTCGGCCTCATCGAGCACCAGGTGCAACGGCTGCCTGTTTTTGTGGTAGAGCCGCTCGCAGAAATCGGTCATAAAGCGAGTTTGCTCACCCTTGCGGAATCGGCTCAGATCAAGAACGACAGAAAGTTCCTCCCCAGCCACCAGGTCGGCGATGACCTCGCCGGCAGTGACTTCCAGGGGCGCATCGCCGTGATCCCCTCCCAGGACAATGATGGGCAGTCCCGGCCCCTTGCCGTCGCCAGAGGCCCGCAGGCCCCACCAAACGCCAATTGGATCGGCCACGCAAACGCGCAGGCCGGCCTTGAGCATTTCCTCGACCATGACGCTGGCGCTGTAAGTCTTGCCAACCCCGCGCTTGGCCAGGATGGCGAAGGTCTCGGTGATCGCTTCGTGCGGCAAGCTGAAAGGCGCGCCCTGGGCGGTCTGGCCGATGTGGAGTAATTTCATCTTCTCATTCCCAATCTGTAAACGCTCGTTTGAAATTCTAGCCCGCTATCAGCTCACTAAACCGGCGCTGGATCGCCGCCAGCCAGCCGAGTTCAGTCGGGTCATAGCCGTAGCCGGTTAGTACAAAATCCGAATCGTAGGGGCAGACCCAGCCACCTTTGGGCTGGCGAAAAGCCGGGAGGTTATCATAAGCATTATGAGAAGTTTCTATTAGCTCTCGGTTAGAGATCAAGTAACGCAGCGCGCGGATCTCTGTCCATTCGTCCTGTACATACTTACCAACTCGCCAGGGCTGGCGCTTTGTGCTAAATATTCTTTCCCGGAAGCCATCGCAGATATAATCCCTGACCGCCTGGCTAAACCTTTCAGGAACCCAGACCTCGATCAAGAACTTCTCGGCCAGGTAATGAGGCTCCAGCTTCTGGCTGAACCAATCCAGGTCATAGCCCCTGGCAATGACGCCACCCCGGCCGCTTTTGCTGCCGGGGTGATTATCGCCAGTGAGGATGATCCCTTCCGGGGAGAAGACAAGCAGCGTGCTCATCATGCGGCTGTCCGGCTGCCGCCGCAGGTAGAAGCTTTTGATCTGCTCGCCCTGCTCAAGCGGCTCCAGATAATGGTCTTTTAATTGATTGTAGTACCAATCCAAATCTGGATTCATAGATTTTTAGCCTCTGGAAACTCCCGACATCGTGCCGGGAGAGGAAAGAGGCTTTTTACCTCCTGCTTTAGCATTTGACTTACAAAACATCTGTGCTATAATTCTTTCAAGGCTTGAAAATGAAACTTATTGCACAGGTAAAACTTCTGCCAACTAAAGAACAACACGGCGCATTGGTTGACACGCTGACTACTACCAACGAGGCGTGTAACTATATCAGCCAATACGCCTGGGATACTCGCACTTTTCGCCAGTATGACATTCACAAGGCGATTTACTATGAAATACGGGAACGCTTTAGCCTGTCGGCTCAAATGACCGTGAGGGCTATTGCGAAAGTAGCCGATGCTTACAAAAAAGATAGGCAGACCAAACGCACCTTTAAGACCGTTGGGGGTGTTGCTTATGATGACAGAATCCTCTCTTACAATCTCGACAAGTCCACTGCTTCTATCTGGACAACTCAAGGCCGGTTGACTATCCCCTTTACCTGTGGCCCGCTTCAAAAGGCTTTGCTCAATTCCCAACGAGGTGAATCTGACTTGATTCTGTTCAAGGGTGACTTTTACCTGTTGGCGGTTTGCGACGTTGATGAACCAACCCCGAAAGATGTTGAGGGCGTTTTGGGGGTGGATTTGGGCATCGTAAACATTGCCACTACCAGCGACGGTGATACTTTTGCGGGCAATCAGATTAACAACGTCCGATACCGTCACCGACGCCTGCGAAAGAAGTTGCAAGCCAAACAAACCAAATCGGCCAAACGCCGCCTTAAAAAGCTTTCCGGCAAAGAGGCGCGTTTTGCTAAAGATGCCAATCACGTAATCAGTAAAAGCATTGTAGCTAAGGCTAAAGGCACAAATAGAGCCGTTGCCGTTGAGCAATTGACCGGCATACGCTCTAGGGTACGGCTTCGCAAGTCTCGGCGAGCTACGTTGCATAGCTGGTCTTTTTTCCAACTCAAAGACTTTATCGCCTACAAAGCTAAACTTGCAGGCGTTCCCTTGATAGAGGTTGACCCTCGGAACACTAGCAGGACTTGCCCCGCTTGCGGTTGTGTGGATAAACGCAATCGCCCTAATCAATCTACTTTCTCCTGTATAGTCTGCGGATTCGCTGGTCTGGCTGACTATATCGCGTCTGTCAATATTGGCAGACGGGCGCAAGTCAACGCGCCAAACGTTTCAACCCTCGTCGCTATTGGTAGCTCTAATCTGAGCATGGCGACGGTCGGTTAGGGACAAGCCCCCGACATATTGTCGGGGGTAGTTGACTGATTACACCACCTCCCCGACCGCCGACCGCAGCTTTTCCCTGTCGGCCAGCAAGTCATTCACCGAAACTATCTTGTCACAGAACTGGTCCACCTGCCGGTTGATCGAACCGATGACCACAGTTACCACCTTGACCGGCCTCTCGGCCTTTGCCGCGTCCAGCCGGCGCAGGAAATCGGTCGACGGGTGGGCAAAATCGCCGTCGGTCAAAAGCAGCACGTCGGCCTTGAGCTTACTTTGCTCGATCTCACCCAGCGCAGCCTTGAGCGGCCCGTAGGGTTCGGTCCCGCCGCCGTAGAAGTGACCCAAATGAGCCAGTAGCCCCGGCAAATCCGCCTGCCCAGCCTTCGGCGCGCGCCAGACCTGGAACTGGCCGGCCCCGGAAAACGGCACGCTGATAAAGTCCCGCTTATCCCGCCGGGCGATGTCAAGGAGCGCCCACTCCAGGGCGACCGCCAGCGCGTGCCGGTCGCCCTGCATAGAGGCGCTTTCGTCCCGGACCAGGACCAGCGGCCCGCGCCCCTCCTCGCTCTCACCCTCGAACTGCCGGTGCTGCACCGCGTTGTCGGCGGCTCTTCTCTGCCAGTCCTGGCGGATCGGCTCAGCCGGGCTGACCATCCGGGCCAGCTCGAAACTTGCCATTTTGGAGGGCTGAAGCGGCTGCTTTTTGTAGCCGGTCATTTGCACGTGACCGCGCTGGGATTTGCGCCATTCGGCCATCACCATCCGTTTAGCCCAGCCGAGCATCTCGGCCAGCCTTTGCAGGTTGGGCTGGGTCTTCATAAGTTCCATTATACCACGAACACTATCCGGGTCTACATAGCCGTCCTCGCTGCCGGCGGCAAAGGAGAAACCGCGAACGAGCATTTTTGATTCCTGGGCCTGCTCCCCGGCGCGGGCGGCAGCGTTGTTGAGGGCGGCCTGGATTTGGGGGGCATAGTTATCCAGCGCCTTCCCGGCAGCCTGGCCGGCCTGGTCAGCCTGGCCCTGCCAGCGCATCGCCTCGGTGGTCGCCTCAGCGGCCTGGGCCTGGGCGGTGGTGGCTTGCTCTTGCATCTCGTTTGCCCGGTTAAGGTCCTGATCCTGGGCTGCTTTCTCGGCCATCTCGGCCAAGAGGTCGGCCATCTCCTGGGCGGCCTCGGCCTGCCGCCGGGCCTCGTCGGCCTTGCGTTGAGCCTTAGCCTGCTTCTGGGCCGCTTCCTTCAACTCATCCGGCAGCGCTCGCATCACCTGCTCGACAAAGACCTCAGCGCCGACGGCGGCACAGACAGTGTCGCCGATACTGCCGGCCCTGAGCTTCTGGTATTCCGGCGTTTCCCGGCCCCGCTCGATCAGCGAGCGCAGAGGGGTCAAACCTTTAGGGCAGGGGTCGGATAGTCTTGGGGCGGCTTTGTACAGGTCAAAGAAGGCATCCTGGCCGGGCTGGCCGCAGAAGTCGCGGGCGGCCACCAGGTTGGTCTGGGCCAGCCGGGGGTAGGCCGAGGTGGCCTGGAGGTAGTCTTGTAGGTCGAAGCGGTCGGCCTGGAAGACGCTTTCAACTTGCTTGATTTGCCAGAGTTGGGTCATTGTCGGTTTTGCCTCGCTTCGTTACATTCAGCACAGACATAATTCTGATCTCGAAAGTTGGCGATATATTCGCCATTAAAGCCGTAGATATAGCACCATGCGCCGTTGTGAAGCCCGGAGCCGTGAAATACAGTGACCGGGTTTTTGTGACAAAACTCACATCTGTGCGAGATGGCCGCTACTAATCTACCTGTCGGCAACTTCATCAGTGGGTAAGCGCGGTTATTGTGGTAGACCAGCTTTTTGCCGACAAAGGAATCGGGGTCGTAGCCATCGTCAAGTAGATCATCAATCTCCTCGACATCCACTCTTGAACCCTCAAAACTTTTAGGCTCACAAAAGTTGATGATTTCTTTCAGGTCAGGCTTTTTGGTCTCGGCCTCGGCTATCTGCTTATTACCCTCGCAATACTCGCAGACCCCGGATTCCCAACAGTACAGGCAGGTGTCATGCCCACAATCACCAGGGCAGGGGAAATATTCATCCTCGATCACAGCGCGATGACATCTTGGGCACTCCAATCGGCCATGCTTTTCGAGATTCTTACGCTTGACCCTCGTTCCCCTCGGCATCCAAAGCCACTCATCGAGCCATGCTTCCTTTTGCCGCTGGTGAGCCAGGAGACAGTCGGCGCATTCGTAGGCCACAATGGGCGTATACTCTCCGCACTCCGGGCATCTCTCCAGGTGGACGAAGGCACCACTTTGAGCATCCCTGACACCATGCCTTGTTTCCATCTCTGGGTGTTGGCAAACCGGGCAAGGTCCAACGGTAAGAATAGAGACTTTGGCTACAATTCTAGTCTGGTCTGCCATATCTAATAATCCTCTCTGTATTGGCTAACGGCCTTCAGCGGCTCCGGCTTGATCCTGAGCAGGGTCATCTTGACCACGTCCTCAGTGCAGGGCGTCACGCACCAGATGGCTGCCGAGCCGTAGATTTTACTGAACGGCTCCGGCACCGCCGTGCCCACCTTCGGCACGTCCACGCGCCAGAACAGCGCCCCCCCCACTTGATAGGTCTCGACCCGGCCGGCGATGAGTGCCCGGCCCGTCAGCTCGACCACGGCCCAGCCCTTGAACTTGAATTCAACATCTTGAACTTCAGTGAGATTATCCATAATCCTCCCTTACTACCTACTACCTACTACCTACTACCTACCCTCACCAATCCAGCACTTCTTTCCAGATTTGATCGGCCTGGCTGACCACCGCCTCAAGTCTGCCCTTATAGCCGTTCACCCCCTGGGCCAGCAGCTTCCCGGCCTCTTTGCTAAGCCTGCGACCCTTGGTGATCAGGTCCTGCCGGGCCACGGCATCATTTCGCCGCACCGTGCCCTTGGCCTGCTTGAGATCGGCCAGCAGGGCCTCCAGGTTCAGCACTTCGCCGGCCAGCGGGTCGCACTTGCTCATCACCAGGTTGGCGACGTTCTCGCGCTCATCGAGGTCGTTCCAGAGGGTCCAGCGGGCCACGCTTAGGTGGCGTGGCCCCGGGGTCTGTAGACCTTCGAGCAGGGCCGAGGCGCAGGCCAGCTTCAGGGTGCGCCGCCAGCGCCGGTCGGAGACCGCGCGGCCGTTCTGGCCCAACTCGCGCCACAGGTCGCGCAGGGCCTCTTTCAGATCGGCCGGCGGATCCAGGGCCAGAAGTTCGCTCGCGGCGGCCAGCAGGCGCAGCTCGTCGGGGCTGGTAAGCTGGGGCGTCTGGACGCTGCCGGCGTCTGAGGTGAGCATTTGACCGAACAGGTCGGCGTCGTGGATGTAATTAACCTGGAGCCGGACCAGGAAGCGGTCCCAGTCGGCCTGCTGATTTTTCTCGGCGGAGACGTGGTTGCTGTCGGCGATGGCGGAGAGCAGGGGAATGGGCCGGATTACATCGCCGTCGTGGACAATGCGCCCTTCCAGGGCGGTCTTGAAGATATTGGTGACAGTTGAAGAAGCCTCCCAGACCTCGTTGATATAGAAGACATCGGCCAGGGCAATGCCTGACCAGCGGCGGGTATATTGGCCCTGGGAGAAGGCAATGGCGTCAATCGGGCCGAAGATCTCGTCGGTAGTGGTCTCGGCTGTGATTTGCCGCTCGCCAAAAGTTCCGCCGATGCCGGCAGTGATGGCCTCGATCAGGGCGGTCTTGGCCGTGCCGGGCGGGCCGTAGATAAAGCAGTGCTCGCCGGCGGCCAGAGCGGTCAGGGTGGCCTCGACCATCTCGGCCCGGTCCACGAATTGGGAATTAACCAGGTCGCCAAGTTGGCGCAGGTTGGCCGCGGTTTGAGTGAGGTCTACCAGTTCATTGATGTCGCCGAGGATTTGGGGCACGGCGTAGGCCCGGCCGGCCAGCAGCCGGCGACCACTCGGCGCCGGGTTGTTCCCGCCGCGAAGAGGCGCGGGGCCGGAGCCGTTGGGAAAAACAATGGTCTGGTTATTAAAGTGAGCGTGCATAGATGGTGTTCCTTTCCGTTAGCGACGGTCAACTATATCTACATTACCCTTTTGCAGGGCGTGATAATCATCAATGTATTCACTGTCGTAGCAGTGGCCGATTGCGCCGTCCTTTTCGCGTTCAATTGAGGCGGTATATAAAAGCGTGCCATGTGGGGTGCGCTCAAACATTCCGAAGATAGCGTAGACGGATTGAGCCTTGTCAGGCATATATTTGAGGTCGCCTTCCGTTTCGATGGCGACATACTCGTAACCTTGGTCATCTGCTAGTTCATAAGTGACGATTTTGTGAGCCATTAGATACTCCTGTAAACTACTTCCATTAGATAATGGAATAACAGAATTATACAGGATAATCAGAGGAATTACAAGCCCCCAGAGCAACTTTTAAGGTTAAATTATCTGAGCCTCATAAATTCGATGACCCACACCCAGGGATTAACAGACCAACCAAAATCGCGTTTGGCGTTGACGGTGTCCCATAAGGTTCTATAGCTATCTACTTCCGAGAAGTGCTGGCCGGCTGTCACCCATTTTTTATACCGATAGTTATATCTGGCTGTCGTAAAACTTCGGCGCAAAAACGTACCACCAATCGAATAGACATCCTCTAACCCTTGATCGGCTATTCCTTCTGCTATGGCATCCTCAAGAGAAATGTCCTGCACCCGCTCAACCCGGATGCTCTTGATTTCCACATCAAAGCGGCTGGCCCAGCGGGGCATGAACATTCCCGGTCGCCATTTGCCTCGGTGGTCAGAGTATTTTGCCGCGCCGGTCCAGGCTGCGTAGTAAAGCATACGCGGGCGATCAAATAGAGGGATGTCGGTGGGGCGCAGGTGGTCATATTCCTTGATTGTCGCCCAGGTTTCACGAATCCAGAGCCGGTCGCCGACCGCACCGTAGCGGCAATTCTCGATAAACCATTCCGGTTCATCTTCAGGACTCATGCACAGCATCCAGCTTGGGGTAATGACCCGCCGGGTCTGGCATTTGTAAGGCTTACTTGGGTCAATCGGCTCTGCCGGCCACACGCCCGGTTTGACATTTTCCAGGGCGTGGATCATATCGGTCATAAAGGGAAGTGGTCGCTCTTTCATCTTTGCCTGCCTATCCGTTTAAGGGCTTTGGGATTCTCGATCACGTAAGGCACTGGCTGGCCTGTCATTAACAACTGCTTGGCCTGCTGATTATCTGCTAACTGGGGCGATTGGCCGGGTTGAAGGATATAGACCACAGGCGGCGCGCTCCGCCTCCTGAGCTTGAGGATGCAGCCGGTGACGGTCACGATGATAAGGCAGAGGCCCAGGCTGCCGGCCAGGATGATCCAGGGCAGCGATTGAGCAATGGCCGTGATCGCCAGGGCAGCGGCGAGGATAGCCGCGAAAGCCAATTGAGCGAGAAAAATAAACATGCTTTCCCTGAGGTCTTTCATCTTTGCTACCCCTTTATCGTAAATTCTTCGAGCTGCGGCACGCTGGCCTCGCTCCACTGCCCATCGAGCAGCATGGTCGGCGGGACCTCTGGCTGAGCGCCCGGCTTGGTGGCATAGATCACCCTGGCAAACTGGGCCAGAGCCTCGGTCTTCTGGACATCCCAGCGGTCATTGACCTGCTGGGCCTCCAGGACCGCCCTGGCCCCGGCGATCAGGTCCCGCTTGCCCTGCATAGCGCCGAGCATGTTCGCGGCCAGGATGTGGCAAAAATAGGTCGCCACCCACAGGCCAACGGCCACCTCGGACAGGCCGAAGATGAAAAAGGCCAGGCCACCCAGGGGCGGGGCCAGGACCAGGCCCAGGATCAATAGAGTAAACCACTTATCAATTTTCACGTTTCCTCCTGACATCATACCCCTTCGGGTTCGCCCCTTCGGGCACTCTAAGCTCGTTCCGAAGCGTCATAACCGGCTTTCAGCATTCCAAGATAGATTTTCTTGGCCACCTGCAAGTGGCGCTCCATCTTCTGCTGGTTCCACATCGGACTGAGCGCCTTGCCCAGGGTCGAGGCCGATCTGGGCTGCTCCCGGCGGTGGTAACAGGTGGCCAGGTAGCCAACCAGTTCGCCGATGCGCTCGTAATCGAATGGGTCCGAGCCGCGACCAGGCTGGCGGCCAGAAGCGCCCGCCAGCTCGTGACCGAAGCTAAACTCCGGCACCATATCGGCGCGGGGCAGGGCCTCGATGTCCTGCGCTGTAATCAGCGGGCCGATGATCCGCTTGACCAACTGGTTGCTGGCCGGGTTGATGTAGAGCATGTCGCCCGACCCGGTCAGGGCCTCGGCCCCGGAGCCGGCCAGGCCGGTGGCGACCCTGGCCGCCGAGTCGTCGGCCACTTTACCGACCAGCCGGGTGGGGGCATAGGCGGCCAGGTCGCGGTTCTTTATATTTTCCTTGGTCGGATTGTGCGCGACCAGGAGCGCGTGAATCCCCAGCGCTCGCCCACTCATTGTGATCCGGGCCAGAGGATCGGCCAGCCTGGGGTTCTGCTGCAACAGGTCAATGATCTCGTCCACGATCAGGAAGATGTGTGGGCTGTCATAATCCTGCTCGCCTCGCCGGGCCATCTCAAGTAAGGTCCAGGCCAGGACCCGCTCGACCATTTCCAGCTCGGTCACAACCGCGCAGGCCCGGTGGGCCAGCCGGTCGAGCTGCTTGAAATCCCGGCCCCGCTTGGTTGAGGCGTCAACAAAGATAAAACGCACCTCGCGCGGGTCATTCTGGCGGGTCAGGGCGCGGATCAGGCAAAGCAGCTCGTTGGTTTTGCCGCTGCCCGGCACCCCGGCCACCAGGCCGTGTGGGGTGATAGGGTTGGCAAAATCGAGTGTTTCGACCTGGCCGGTGGCGCTGACCCCGACCGGGACGATCAAACCCTGGCCGGCCCGGTCCAGCAGACTGGCCGGAAGGTTCTCGATCCACAGCCCTTCGGGCTTGCCGATCTCCAGGGCCAGCGTTCCCTCCGGGCCATTTGCCACCCGGATCGGCAGGGCATCGTTCGCCCTGAGCGCCTGCCGGCAAGCCAGGGAAAAGGTGCCGACCGGGAGCTTTTCAAACTGCTTGATCGCCCGCTGCCGGATTTGCAGGTTGAGCAGGAGCGCCCGCGGCCCCTCGATGCGGCTGAGTATCCGATAATGCAGGCCGTGGCCCAGATTGAGCATGGCCAGTTGGACGATGATGACCTGGGTCACGGTTCTGGTAAAGGTTTGTTTGTCCATAGTTCCCGCCACCGGCCCTTCGACACTCACTTCGGTCGCAGGACGCGGAATGGAATGAATTAAAAACGTGCGTTCAAAACTCTCGACTTGCGCTTGAAATTAGATAAATAATTTCATTCCATTCGGAATGAAATAGCTATGATATGGCCCAGGCCACCGATTTGAGGCCGATGGCCAGGACATCCAGGCCCATGCGCACGGCCCGGCACAATTCGCGCCAGTCCCGGCCCAGCTTGCCCAGGATGGCCTCGGTCGCGTACCTGCCGGTCAGGGCTTTACGCCGGCTCCGGGTTTCAAAGGAGATGTAGATAAAGACGCTCAGATTATTTTGCCTTTTCACCGTTTACCTCCCGATCAATGGCCACCAGTAGCTGCAAGCGGCGGTACTCCATCCTGAGCCGGGTATAGTCCTGCCACAACTCGGTCGTATTGGCCGGATCCGGGTCCAGGGCCGGCTGAAGCTGGCTTTTGTCCAGGGGTACGCTGGCGACCACCGGAAGCTGCGCTGCGGGTCGTTCGAGCAACTGCGGGCTGGATAAGTTCCGCAGTTGCCGCCGGCGTTCGGCCAGGGCCTGGCGGGCGCTCTCT